ACTGCGTTGCGCTATTGTTCTAGAATTCAGGAACTTCAGTAGCAGTTCCGTAGGAGTATCGTTGCACTTCACTTGCCAAAAAAAAATTCTCGTCACTATTTATCGTCATTGCACTACCGTTGCACAACGGTTGCAGTTAGGTTGCAGGAATCGGAATCTAAGGTTGCAACTACGTTTCACTATCGTTTCAGAAATCAGGAGCTTCCGTTGCTACCACGTTGCAGTTAGCTTGCCAAATAAAATCTCGTCACTATTACTCGTCACGGCTGCAACCGAAGTGCAACTGCAACGCAACGGTACTGGAATACCCCTCCCGATAAGTGCAACCGTTGTACTGGAATAGTAGATCCGTTGCCCTGATTGGATGAATGAGGGGTTGATCCGTTGCAGTTACATTTTACCTGGCGGAGTGATGGCCAGGTCGATTGCCATATCCAAAAATGACCAGCGGGTTTTGAGAAATTTGCAGATAATCATATAGAGGATTGCATTACCCGGTTTCATTTTGATTTGATTCCATTCCGTTCGGTCGGTCGGTCGGATTCTGATTCTTGCGCTGGGTCGGTCGGTTGACACAAAAAAGGGGAGGGTTCAAACCCTCCCCAAATGACACAAAAAAGGGGAGGGTTCAAACCCTCCCCGATTGCAGTTGTTAACTACTTTTTGTCGGCCTTCTTTGCCGCAATCGCCTCGGCTTTTGCTTCCTTTTCAATTTTGGCCATTTTCGCTTTCAAGTCACCGAATCCAACCTTGCTTCCGGTTGCGGTAGTCGCAACCTTGCGACCGCGGGACTTACCGCGGTTTCCGGAGAACACTTCAATCCAAGGTTTTGCAGCTTCTCCGGGCCGATGGACTCCGGCCAGTTTCCGGAAGGCATTGCGTAACCAATCCACTCTGCAACCGTGTCCAGTTTCATTGAAGGAAACAAATTCAACCGTTTTGTCGGAATCGGTTGCAATCCCTTTGCCATCCCTTTTCACTATCTGGAAGTTATCTTCCAAAACGGGGAATAACATTGCCATCTCCGCCAGTATGGCGAAGACTTCCATTTCGGTCGGATAGGCGGGTTTCGATTTCTCCTTATCCGTCCATTGCAAGTTACCCTCTGCATCCTTCAATTGCGTCTCCATTGCGGAATCCACGATCAACCGGGAAACAGTCTTGACGGTTGCCATAGCATCGGAGTCAGTGAGGCAAAGAATGATCGGCTGGGTTGCGGTTAACATCGTTCGCACCTTTCAAGAAAGAAATCAAGTGTCAATCGGCTGAATTGCTCGGTTGACACTTACAATATACAAGGGGTTGATTTCAGTTCCCACTTTTTTTCCATGTTTTTTTGGACCTTTTAGTTAACTTGATGCAGCAGAACAAGATACACCGAAATCTTTTTTTTTGACTTTGCTTGATTTCCTGTTTTTTACCCTACGGGAGGGTTGCAATAAACTCAAAAAACCTTGCAACCCATTGAAAACAAACAAGATACAACGTTTTGTCCATCTTGGATTGCACTAATAATCAGCATAACTCTAACAAAATCAATGGGTTACAGCGATCTAAAAAACTCGAGTTTCACTTAACTTGTTTAATCCCTTGCAGTTACAAGAATCAACCATTGCAGACCCGCCAGGTAAACGGTTGCAATTAAAGAGCTTACATCGTTTGTTGTTGCGTTGCTTTTCGGTTGCAATTGTTTTTCCTTGACGGTTGCGGTTGGGTAGGTTGTTTAGTTGCAATGACTTATAAGAAAACATATTCTCCCGGTTGCGCTTTGTTAATAATGACTATTATTTATAGTCGTTGTTAGGTAACGATTTAGCTTGAATTTGATATTTGAGATTGTTGCAGAGTGGTTGCGGTTGGCTAAGTCGTTGTGCCGGCATCAGTTGCACTGATTCCCCCCTTGCCAAAAATTTGATATTTGGTTGCATTGCATTTCCTCTGGCGTTACGGTATAAAAAAATCCGGAGGGTTTTGAAAAGTGGCCACGTGGTAATTTGAGGGACCGACAATTTGGCAGATAATATGACACAAGATGGCAGAACTGCCTTGTGTTTAATTATATAAAAAAATCCTCAATACTGACAAAATGACAGGACTGTGGCATGAATATTGCGTCAGTTGTGTAGTATTATTAGGGGCGTTTCATCCATTTTCCTTTAGGGGTCTTCTTGTATAAGACTTTTACTACATTCCATGCATTTTCTACTGATTTGTTGGGTTTGTTAACTTTTATACTTCTATTGTAGACACGAAGCCAAATATGCCTGGCCAACATAGGTAAAGCCTTTACTGATCGTGGTATTTCATCTATATCTAGTTGTCTCATTTTGTGCCTTTTCTTTTATAAAAGTGTTTGTTTTTTGGTAATTTAATTGGTAGATATTTTATGTAGTTTCTAAGCCCTTTTTCCATTAAAAGGTCACACCATTCTTTATTCTCATTATAACTTTCTTTAAAATTTGGTATATTATCTAAACACCATTCAATATACCTAAAATCATGACATCCAACCCAATAAAAAGTTCTTCCTCTATATTTTCCAAAAGGGAACTTCCATTTTTCTCCTAATTTAGTTTTTTTCATTATTTTCCTTCTTTTTCCCGCTTAGATACTGATAAAGGGAAATAGATTTGGCCTTATCTTGTTTTCCATACTTTCGCAATCCTTTTGTAGGTATACTTGATTTTGCATTTCCAGGATTACTATATATATTTTTATATATTTTTTTAGCAATACCATATCTATTGTGTGTTGTTTTTTTTGAAAGGTCTATATGGCATTTCCTACAATAAGAACTTAGTTTCCCTTCTCTAGCAGTTTGGGTTGGGAAATTTTCTATATTATCTTTGTATTCTTTACCACAACGGGCACAGTTCCGTTTAGTATACATTAATTATTCACTTTCGTAACCTTAGATATCATAACCTCTTTCTGAGCAGGAACTAAGAGATAGAGAAGAGTTAGGAATCGGAGTAGGATTATTACTTAAGTTAAGGGTAACTTGTTCTACCTTTTGTTAGCATCTTAAAGATCTTCTAGGAAGTATAATTGTAATTTATTACTTTAGTTTTAAACGATATATACTCCTATAGAGACAACACCTAATTACTAAATTGTATCGCTTTTGTCCTGTTTAAAAACAGCCTCAAAACCATCAATTCAATCACTTCATTAAATGAAGTAAAAAAAAGTAAAGAATTAACAGTATCTTCGCTCTTTGTTCGTCAAAATACAAGTAATTTTCTTATTTTTATAGTACTGTCAGTTGTCATGTCATAAAGGCAGGTTTTCAATAATATCAATCCTCTCCCCCAACCATTTCACCACAGGAACGGCCATAGAGTTCCCCAGTGCTTTATATCTATGTCCATCTGGACATTCTTCTTCGCTTTTGTTTCGCCATTGTATTCTAGTGTAGTTTTTTTGAAATCCCTGAAGTTTTTCACATTCGGCAGGGGTAAGTCTTCTGACAATATCATTATAATTTACAGCCATAGGACCTTTAGTTTCGCAAGGCATGGTTATTTCTGAGGATATTGGATCTTGTCTAGGGTGGAAGGCTATCAGGTGTCCTGCTTGGGCTTGGTTATCATCTGCGCCACACGTTCCAACGCCGTTTGCAGTAAGTGCGGCAACTTTCTTTTCCTTGCTTTTGCTCTTTTTAGGACTCCTTTGCAGGCTTTTGGAGTCAAAGAGTACCGATGCGGGACGGGTCCAGTTTCCAGGACATGCGACAACAAAGACTCTTTTTCTTCGTTGGGGCACGCCGAAGTATTGAGCGTCAAGTGTTCTGTAAGCATACCCAAGCCCGAGTTCAACCAGCCCCCCGATGAAGGCTCCAAAATCCCGTCCTTTGTTAGAAGACAGGACACCGGGGACATTTTCCCAGATAACCCATTTGGGTTGTGTTGCATCAACAATTCTAAGAAACTGTAGGGCCAAGTTGCCACGAGGATCATCCATACCGTTTCTGAGTCCAGCAACTGAGAAGGACTGACATGGTGTTCCTCCGATAAGGACATCGACATTTGCTTGTTCATCCCATTTTACTTTCGTTATATCGCCTAGGTCTGGTACATTTGGGTAGTGTTTTTGTAGGACTTGTTTGGGGAACGGGTCATTTTCTGCAAACCAGACGGGTTCCCAGTTTAGATGTTTCCAAGCCACAGAGGGGGCTTCGATACCTGAACATATAGTACCATATTTCATCAATCGTCTTTACGTTCTTCCATTTCATCGACACGTTTTTTTAATTTAAAGTGTCTCCAAACCAACCAGCCCACTAACCCGATACCTCCAATAAAGGCAACTCCCATAAACACATTAACAATAACAAACATATTTCATCCTTTCAGTCATATTCAGCCGCCAGTTCTAGATCATCTTTAAGTGCTTCTACTTCTGTTTTAAGAGATAGTATTTCTCTTTCGTATTTATCTACGATTTCCAGTATCTCTTCGGATTTCATATAAATACCTAGTCCATTTAGACTTAGATTAAAGGAGGCTACGCCGAATTCATTAATAAAGACAACCGGATTATACCTTCTAAATTTATACATTTTCTTCCCAATCGGCACATCGTTCAAACCACTGAAAATAGCAATTATGGCATTCTCTTATAAGCCACTCTACGCTGCTTCCATCTATAGCTTCTCTACAGTCATAGGAGACATTAGCTCCTTTACCATTACATTTAGGGCAGAAACAGGTTTCATTGTCGTATTCCGGTAATTTAGAAACATCTTGTGGTACAATTGGTATCATTAGAAGAACAGCCTTTCACTATTAGGAACATTATATTTATCTTTTTTGAGTCTTTCTAGTTCGTCTATTCTATCTTCATGTTCGCCTAGTTTTTCTATAGTTTTTTCTAGATGATTTACAGTTCTTTCCAGTTGTTTTTCAAGCCATTCTAGTCTTTTTAGAGTATCTTTTGGTGTAGTATTGTATACTGGTAGTTTATCATTCATTCTTCATCCTCCGTAATAAATACATTAACTTTTATATATTTTTTACTATAATCTACATTTCCTGGTAGTATTACAGGTCCTATATCATATTCTGTTTCTTTATTATTTCCACCACATCTTTTCATACTAGTTTGGAAGGCTATTAGTGGTTTTGGAAAGTTTGTTTTATTTTCTAGTTTATAGGGGCATTTTGAATGTGAGCAGGGGTATGTAGCCCCGCAGCTATCACATATATCATGCATAGAGTTGCATGGTTCTGACATACACCTATCAAACCAGAAGTTTTTTGATCCACACGCTTGACATTTTTTATAACCTGTTTGCATTTTTTTCACTTTTTGTTAGGGGCCGATGTAAAGAAATAATTTTAAACAGATCCCAATGCAATTCAGAATATGCACCAGAACCATCACCATCTTCCCTTAACCGATTTCTCACCGCCGCCAGCCGTGACTGTAGTTCCTCACGTTCTTCTATTATTGTGTCAATAGTTTCATGCAGGCTTTTTGCTCTCAGTACCCATTCGGCTTTTTGTGAGTCTGCGTATTTCTGAAGGTTGGCAAGGGCATAGGACGCATCTTGTCGGTCACGCTCTGATTCATCACGCTCTGCCTCAAGTTCTTCTATATGGCATTTATGAGATTGATTAAATTTGGTTTCCGGGTGTGCCCCAGATGAATCACATTTGAAGTACCCGCCGCCGATAGAAGCCTCTGCTCCGCATTTAGGACACGTTTCCATCACACCTTCCCCTTCTTTATTATCATCCAGAACAACATCAATTCTATCCCTCAATCGACCAAGAATATGCGCATATGCTTTCCAATCACTACTGTCATTTTTTGCTAGTAATTCATCTGCACATTCTAATGACAGTAGTTTTCTAGCTTCTCTAATTTCTTCCAACTTTTTATGAGATCTAGCCAGCCACGTATTAGCATCAAAAAGCTGGGCTTCAAGTTCGGCAATATGGGCGGTTGTGTTCATGTGATCATCACACCACTTACTATTTATCATGTGCGGATGTTTGTTTCCACATCTACTACACTCTTCCATCACTACACCTTCTCTCGTCCAGCCAACAGTTCCTTTATTGACATCATAAACTCATAATCATTAATTCTTTCATCAATCCACGAGTCACAGGTATAACCTATAGATTTCAGTAAGAAACTCATTTTGTTACATTCGGCCTCAAGGTTGGAGATAATGGATGTTGGGCATTTTTTATCATGCCCCATTTCGTGTGGCCATGAGCAATAGATACAATTCATTCCCCCACACCCTTCCGTTTAGCTAGAAGTTCACTTAACCACTTACCAATGTCTTTGGATAGTTGTGGATTAACATCTTTAATACAAAAAGCGTATTCACTGAGTGCATTCATTGATGCGTATCCGTATTCATCATCTTTTGTCGGGTTTAGCACAAAATATTTCATTAACAGGCCATCCATAACAGCTATCCCTTTCGTTTGGCTAGAATTTCAGCTAAAAGGCTAAGAGGGGGATCTCCAACTTCATTTAGTTCCAGCCACCCCTCAACTCTTTCAAGCAGAGCATTAGCCCTTTCCAACTTAACCTCTAGCCCACGGTTTTCCATAATCAATTTATCGTGACAATCAATATCTTCCCCTATGATTTTTGATTGTTCCAGTGATTCTGAATAAGAAGCATCAAGTAATTCTTTTAGATCCACATATGTTGCTCTATAAGCATCTGCATCATATTTTGTTCTTTGCAATTTTACATGTAATCTAACAGCTTCTTTTTGAAGTGTAAGAGATTCTCTTTCTTTAATGAGGTAGCTTCTATTTAGGGCTTTGAGTGCCTTCTTCCTCCTGCCGGATTTCGCTTTAGTAATGTCTAGTTCTGTACGACATTCGTTAAGTGCATCCCCGAACCTTTTCACTTCTTCATATAATGCTTCTTCTTTTCTAGTTCTCATGTTTGGTTCCTATTCCTTTTAGCCAATATGTTTTGAACTGCTTTAGCCAACAACCCAGCCCCTCCACCCTTATATTTATCAACACAACCCTCAACCTCATCTAGCAAGATATATGCCATATCTCTTTCGTTACGTATACGCAGTAACAATTTATCATAGATATCCTTGGAATTTTGCATATCTGCTCTAGCCAGATTAACAAGATCCATTAGGTCTTCTTTAGACATATTAATCATTTCTTTTCCTCCTCCACCATTCCTGTTTCCTTAGCATACTCAATAAGAGCCTTTAGTACATGATTATCTAGGGCTATGAATGTTTCACTATCTTGTGCTCTAAGATCCAAACAAACATGATACCCGTCGAAACTCGCATATACTCCGTCACCTAAGTACCTATCTTCCATAATAATACCTCTTTGGTTTACTTCTCACATTCCTCTAATATTGCGGCTGTCGTTCCTGCCCAGTAAGCTATAACTGACAGATTGATGGTTTCCCCCATATGTTTAGTCAAGTAGTTGTTGTAGTCTTCTAAGATGAGTTGTAATTCTGTAACTGGTACTTCCTGTGCAGGCCATCCTCCACCACGAGCTATCGTATCTGCGTCTGCTATGCCCGTAGATCCCTTGGTTATCAAATACGGCATCGGCATAGTTCCGTTTACCCACACACACCAGACGTAGGTGGTGTCCCTAGACCCGTCGTAGAACTTGGCGAAGGCCATTGGTGGGTTGTCTGTGCTTATTGTTACAGATTTGGGGACAATTTTGCCGAAATCCAGATTCCGTGATGGAGATTGGAGGTCCCTTCCTTTCGTCGTGAACTGGGCCGACCCGATGCCGATAGATGCGAGTGCCTCGCCTGTCGTTCCTGATGAGTCATGGGTTGCAAACCACTGGATGATCGGTGGATCAACTCTACTGTTGTCAAGCCATCCGGCAACTTCCATTATGGCCTCAACTAACTGGGATCGGCTGGCCGGGTATATATTTGAGAAATGGAAATCCTCAAGCATAACGCCGTCGTAATATCCGGCGGTGGCCTTAATGCGGCCAGCACTTCCGTTGACAACATTTAGGAAGTCGCTTCTCCCGGCAGCACGACGGCAGGCATCAGGCCACTCTCGTACAAACTTCAGATATAGTTCCCTCTCATCTGGGTCTTTGTCGTATGGAATTCCGTCCTCATCCATGTCGAGGGTGCCGAGATCCCCATCCACAGACCACGCCGGGTAGTCGTCGCCATTCAGATAGTCAGTTAAGAACCCGACATGGCTCTTTAGCCCATCTCGAACTTTTATGCGGTCTATGTAGAATGCCGCAAGGGTATCGGCTATTCCGGGTGCGGCTAGATTATACATCCAGATCGGCCTGTCGCCATGGATTCCCATGGTATGATTTCCGTCAGTATCATACAACCAGAAATCGAGAACCCCGTCGTCGCCCTGATACCCGTCGCTGTTGTTTTCTCCGATGTTCCATAGCTGCGTATACATAGTCCCGGCAGTTTCCCACTCCTCAAATACGCCATAGACAAACACGTAATTCAGAAAGATGAGATTCGGATTTCTTACCCGGAGGGAGTCCACTATCCCGTCCATGCCTGTGCGACTAGCGAGCATATAATAGTGCCCAGTAGTGTATACGTCTGTGAAGTTCCCGACTGAATCGTAGCCAGCTTCGGTCCATATCGGCGTATCATCGTTTACCCACGTTCCGTAGATCGGCATATCGAATTTCCACAGTGATGGGGGGATTACTTCCTGTGCAGGCCATCCTCCACCACGGCTCAGAGTATCTGCTCCGTCATAAGAGGTAATGAGGTAGGGCCAGATATAGTCTGTTGCTACTGCACGTACAACATATCTTTTTTGCCCATCATCAAAGAAAGCAGATACGGTATCTCCTGACCATACAGGTTCGGAGGCTATCTTACCTAACGATAGTTTTCTATCAAGGTTTCTGAACTGGAAATTACACACTCCATTAGCTATACTTGCTAGTGCTTCTGAGGGGAACCCAATACTGTCATTCTCTCCACCTTGGAACATTAACAGCGGGGGGTTTACTCTTGATTTATCAAAGCCATCAGTAGCTATTACAGCCTTTGCCCAATGGTTGGGCTTAGGGTAGTACAGATTCACTAATTCATACATTCCGCCATCCCACAAGTGAGCATACTCTGCGTTATTTGCATAGTGTACATTACCATTAGGCATTAACAGGAAGGTAGGCTCGCTACTGAAAGCATTTCTAAATGCTTTGGCTATCTGGTAAGGGTATGCGGCATTTTGTTCCGCATCACCCGGATCTTCACTCGCAGGGATTCCATTTCTATTAAAATCAAGATCTCCTCTAGGAGTAGGGAATGGCCATTGGGGATAAGGCACAGTCATCCAATCCAAGAACATTCCTGAATGAGGTCGTACATGCCCCATATTATACATCCATTTAGCGTGTATTTTAGCAACTCCTTCAGCCAGCCCCGGTGCTCCACAGTTAAGGAACTGTACGGGGATTGTCGGGTCATTTGTTGCTGGTCCTACAACAATATCTCCATGATAATCTCTTAGCCACCAATCGTTATCGTTAACCATATTGTAGAATTCAGTATAGAAACCGCCAGCATGTTCCCATCCCGGTCTTAATCCGTATACGAACGCATAAAACAGAGGGATGAAATCTGGGTTTCTTGTTCTTACTGAGTCAATAAGGCCAATGTGCTTATCATTAAGATATAATTCGTGACCAAAAATCATCATATCGAATTCTGCAATGTCATCATAATCTTCTGAGGTATATCCATCTCCAAACTTATACCATATATTATCTCCATATATAGGTAGGTCTAATTGCAGAGGCTTTGTATCTGCATTCATAACAACTCCAGCCATCAATCCAATAGCTACAATTGTACTGGCCACTATTGCAGGCCATTTCATTTTCTTCATATTTTTCTCCGTTTTTATAAGTTAAATATTATTTTTTATTTCTATTGTAAAGAGCCCTCATGCCCATAAAGATCATACCACAAAGGATCAAGAACCAGACAATTGAATCAATCCTTGCACTCAATAGCCCGCCTCCTCCCGTAAGGAAGTCTATGATATCTTTCATAGTGGTGCTTCTACGGTTGGGACTATAACTCTATAGATAATAGTTTCTTTTGTGGTTGAGCATCTCAGTATTTGAGATAAGAACAGTGCCATAAATACAAGTAGCCAGAAGTCCTTTTGGGTAATGATATCCCAGCAATCAATTAACAAATCTTTAATTTTGTTCATAAAGTATCCATTCTTGCTGGTGTGTATGGTGCGGAGAAGATAGAGAATGGTCCCTGAATGTCTTCATCATCTACTCCAGCTACTCTAAATCTGTATGTTCTTCCTAGTGTCATATCAATAAACGTCCAGTTGTATTCTTTCAGTTTGTATTGTGGTTCTGTTAAACCATTAGTTTCTAGTTGTCCTACGTAATATGCAATATCTGTACCAACAGTTGGTTCGGACCATGTGTATCTAATTTTGATAATTTGGTCAAATGTATCTATGTGAACTGGGTCTTCTGTATAAGGCAGTTCTACAACATCAAAACATCCCAACAACCCTCCCATAAAGAAAGCCATCAGGACCAACTTGTGGGCTTTGATCATCTAGGCTCCTTGATTTAATTATTCTTCTTCTTTATCATCTAACTTTTTAAGTTTTTCCTCAAGGTCCCTATATTCTTTTTCGTCTTCCCTATAACCTTCCTTAGCCTCTGGAGTCATAAAATGTAGGAGTTCTGATAGGGAATCGGGGATTCTATTATAGTGGACAATGAATTTCTCTGTCCATCTATCCTCAGTAGTCCACATTCTTTCTTCTAGAAACAGCATTCTACGTTTGATTTCTACTCTTTCAATTTCTTTTTTATTTGTCTGTATATCAGCAGACATGGTAGCTATGGCTTTATCTACAGTTTCAGCTTTAGCATAATAACCGAATCCATTAGTCATAACCCCCCACACAGCCGCAACAGCTAGAATAAACCCAAGTATAGGCGTGGCCTTTTTAATCATAATAGTTCCTAATCTTCAACTACAATAATGGTAACTTTCTTAAGTTCCGCTAAACACGGATCTTCAGATCCATCATAAGTGGGGACAACATTCCCACATCTATTTTCCTCTTCTATAAAGTCTGGGAATCCTTGACATGAAGTACACCAGTAGTTAGGTTGGATGTCCAAAATCTTATTTTTATTAACCAATTTAATAGCTTTATTTAACATAATCAATCCTCTTTCACAAAGAAAAAAAGTAACAACACAATTCCTACAAATAGGGTTCCAAATATAATTTCAGGAATCAATATGGAAGTTCCTCCCCTTCTTTTTTATTTTCAGGTTTTTCTTTCATAATAACTTCTTCAACTAAGGCAAGGTTTATCATTCTAATAGTACCATTCTTTAGGGTAACTTTTGCCCAAGGCACTCTAGCCATTTGGCCATAGACTGTTTCTACAACAATAGATTCAGCATGGTATTCACTATCTTCTTCCCCTGCTATAATATAACCCAAGGAACACTCATTCCACCACACAGCCTCTAATTCAGTTCCATGTTCAAACATTTCAGTAAACATCTTAATCTACCTTTACTTCTAAGAAATCTTCATCAAAGATTTCATACTCAGGTAATACTGATCCTTCTTCTATTGCTTTAGGTTGAACCATGTAAGTAATTTGCCCATTCCCCCACTGTGTCCTTCCTACAATAATTCCGGTAAATTCCGTATAAGTTTCAAATACTTCATCCCCATTAAGGAATTTAAACATTAGGTATACCTCTTTCCTCCAGTTAATTCATTTATTTCCTTTTTCAGTCGTTCCACTTCTTCTGCTTGTTTATGTGCAAAATTCTGTGTGTATTCTAGATCTTTTTCTAAGCTGGCTATAATTTTCAGATATTTTATTTCTGACATAGTTACTTCTTTGGCAATCATTTTCAATACTTCATCGTACATATATATCTTAGTCATACTATATTAACCCCATTGGTATGCCATAGCATCAGCTATGCCTGTGTACGTAGCACTTCTTTTTTTCCATCTATCTTTTGATGGTCCTAGTTTATTTTGTCTACTTGGAGTTTGGTTTTCCCAGTACCCGCATTTAGGCATTTCTAATATGTTGGTGGCTTTAAGTATTGGTAGGTTCTTAAGCCACAGGCACGTGCTTTTTGATTCTGGGTGTCCAAATTGCCAAGGTTGTATAATTTGATCCGATTTCCTGATTGCAGTTCCTATACGTCCTATAGGATTTTCAATCACTATCTTATTTATGGGTGCATCCATCAGGGCTTGTACAAATTGTACAGCTTCTGTGGTTTTTTCTTCTCTACCGGGTATTCTTTTGTTCCAGTGTAATCCAGAACTTGATAAATATGTGCAAGGGGGGTGAGCGATCATCATGTCCCATTCTTCCTCCAAATGGTCAAACACATCACCAACAATATGTGGGCCATCCGACTCGCCGGGGAGAAGGTCACAAGATACAGCGTCATGCCCCCTTGCAATGAAAGCATCTCTAACAATTCCAGTATGTTCACATGCTATTAAAATTCTCATTATACTTCTATGTCCTGAACATCATTTAAGAAGTCAAGGTCAACACCTTCATTTTCTAAGATTCTATACATACCTTTTTGAAGTTCTATAGTGGTTTTATCTTTTTCATATTTTATATCATCTCTCACAAATGACATAATTTCCCAAAGGGCGTGAAACATGTTTTCAGATGCTTGAATCAAGGTTAGTTTTCTCTTATCACCTTCAGAGTCCATGTGGTAGATAACTTGCATTTTAAAACCTTTTCATTTTTTAAATTTTTCACGGCGAGCCGAGATACATCTTTATCAAGATGAAGAAGTATGAGCCGCTAGTTTTGGGGGCCAGCCTGTGCAACCAGCCCCCAAATCTATCTACACTAGTCTCTAGTCAGACGTTCAATACAATCAGGACAATTCACTGTCTCAAAAGTTGAACCAGTTTGGATGTCCTCATTAGCATTAATCCCACAAGGGATCTCACGGACACTGGTTAGTACCATCTGGCCATCTTCATAATAGCCATCAACCGTCTTTAAGTAATGCACTGTCTCAGGAATCTTGACGTTCTCCATTATTCTACCTCTTTAGTTTTGAGCCTTTGTAGCTCTTCCTCATGATAGGCAATCTTGCCTAGCCTTTCGGCCTCATCAATCTCTTCCTGCAAATCCCGTACCAAACTGCTAAGTTGTTTGTATACCTCTATCGCCCTTGTAGGTGTAAGAGCCCATAGACCATTTATGTGTAGAGATCCATCAGTCGCAGGGTCACCATTTCTGTCTAGAGCGTCTGCTTTTAAGATGAAGGATTTCAGTATTTTATTATTTAGTTCCATATTACTTCCTGCACATTAGATATTTCATCATTAATTTTGATCTTTCCTTCTCTGGTAGATCATCTAAGTATTTTAGTAACATATCTTCAAATTTGTCATTAATCTTTTTTCGTGTTGATGCATTTAAAGTTATTCCGTTTAGGTAATCTTTTGCTAATTTTATAATATGTTTTTCAAAACGAGTATCTATAATGTTTGGAAGTTTCTCTTCAATTAAAGTATCTAGGTATTTTTTTATTTCAGCATACCCAATATTATTTGTTGCTATTCTACGCTCGTTATTACGCCAAGTCTTATGTATCTGTAACATTTGGTGTGCTAATGATTTAAAATACTTAGAAGCCTGTTCCTCAGTAATAAGATCCTTAAATATTTTTCTTTGACTTGATGTGAGTGTCTCCAACTTTTTCTTTCCAGACATTATCCATCTCCTTGATAGTTTCCACAACATTAAAAACCATATGGACTATAGGATCATCAGGTCTTCCTTCTTTGTCCATAGCTATTTTAATATCACCCAACACATTAAATAACATATACCTCTGTTCAAGCAATAAACCAATCTGCTGAACCTGTAAAGAATCCGCTATGATCAGTTCATTATTCCTGTCCTGCAAATTACGTACCACATTACCATATAAACTTTTTAAGTTCTCTAGATTCTCAAGTCTTTCTTTAGTTGATTCTTCTGGTAAAGAACTATAAAGTTCCAATAAACTAGCTAATGTCTCCATCCTTGCCTCCCTTGATCGTTAATAAGACTACCTGCTCTTTTCCTTTACTATTACACACAGGGCATAATAGAGTTTCTATTATAGGCATTTTTGTCACTAAACCTATACAACAAATAGGGCAGTACACTCTTTGATATTCATCTTCTAAAGGAGTGAATATAAGTTGTGTCATTACTTTTCTTTTTCCTTTTTTCTCTTCTTTTCTCTTCTAGGTGGATCTATGATCTCACTTATCATATCTCTAGCCTTTAAACTATCTTGTTCGTCTTCAAGAAGTTCTTTTACTTTTATTGCTTCCACTACATCATAGAAGGTGGATCTCCCTGCTAAAGGGAGCCATATAGTGTGCCCATCTTCTAGATATTGTATAGTAAGGGTTAAGTTACTATTTCTAACTACTCTGTATTGTATATACATTATTTCACGCTCGTTTTATTGTTTTAGTTTTCTTTGCTTTCTTTGCTTTCTTTGTAATAGTTTTCTTTATAGTGCGTGTGATTGGCATGTCTGCTTCAAGGCTAAACATTATTTTAAACATCTTCTTGTTTTTAGCATAAAGCCAACCGTTCTCGTCTACTATTACCCAAAACCCTTTTTTAATCTTGGCACCATTAACGAATAGTTCAACTTCATTATTGAAACAATTTAATCTCATGGTCCCTTCATCCCAATTTTTCTTGTAAGATCTTCCATGTTCCTGAAACATGCCCATGATCTCAAAATGGTTGTCTCCATCAAACTGTAACGCCTTACATAACCCGTTTCTACTGAAATTCATTACTAAACTCCTCTGGTAAAGAATGCCGTAAGTATATTAGGCAATCCTTGGTTTCCTGTTCCACGAATAGTGTCCTCTATGTTATCATACTCAAGCATAACGTATCCCATACGTTTCATAAATTTAATCAGTCCTCTTCTTGTAAAGTGGTGGTAGTGTTCTTCTGGCCTTAAATGTTTCCACGTAGTAAACCACTCAAAAGAAGCGTCCTTTGGATAATGGGACCACGGCACAGAGATACAAATATACTTACAATCAAGTTCCCTAACAAATTCAAGATCTTCAAAATGTTCTAAAGAATCAAAGAATGTTATTAGGTCATAATGTTTTCCAAGTAGGTCCTCTGCCTTTGCAACACCAAAGGGCAATGGGTATCCACTTATGTCATACCCATACGGCTTCATCCCTTGTCTACGGCATGTTTCTAAAAAATCCCCATTACCGTACCCAACATCAAGAACAGTTTTATAGTGTATGTCCATAAAATTTCTAATAAAGTGCAACCGTAGTAATGACATTGCTGTTGTCTGCCATCCGTAAGAATCATAACGTTCTTTTACATATGTTTCATCATATACAAAAGGTTTTGGATTCACAAGATGTATAACCTCATCCTCACTTATTACATATTTATGCCCATTAACCTCCATACTACTCTCCTACAAAAGCGCAGACTTGCACTTTAATTTCATCTGGGTTATCTGTGTTTAAGAGTATATAATCAAAATTGCAACAGGTTGCTTTTAAATTATTGCTTGTCATATATTGCACTTCTTCTATTTCTTTAAAGTCTAGTGTGGCACCACACATCATACACTCACCGTTTTTCATTACTTCTTTTGTTGTGTAAATTTTACTATTAATCAATCGCATTTTGTTCTCCTTAGAGAGACATTAATTTCTTCTTCATTAACTTCTTTAGTTCTTTATCTGTTAGTTCCTCTAAAATAGTGTCTTTCATGTTTGCTATACGTTTCTTTGTTTTTTCTGGAAAGTATAGAGTATCATCAAAGATATAATCAAGGGTCTGAGTAACCCTATCCCGCATCATATTTTTAATTTCTTTATCCTTAAGAAAATCTGTACTTGTAAAAACTTCTTTAAGTTTAGTAAGAACAATACCATCAAGTTCCTCTACAATAGCTTCATCTTCATATATACTCTCTATTGCACCATCAACCATATCATTTATCATATGCTGTTTTAAGGGGAATTTAAATTTACCTATGGAGATATACAGATCATCTGGTTCTTTCTTTGCTTTCTTTCTTGCAATAACCTTTTTACATATCTTTTTGCTTACTTTTCTAGACATTTTGTTCCTCCACGCCTAAGTACTCATTGTACTGGTTACAGAAATAACTAACAGCGCAAAAATCTTCGCACCTAGTTCTTTTCCCCTTACGCTCCACTATCTTAAATTTATCCTTTGGGTGCTTGTCCCTGTAGTAAGCAAGAAGTATACCTGCTTCATGTTCATCGTCTGTTACTTTGGTCGCTCTTTTATTTTTTGCTTTCATAATTGCATATGTAGTTGGCTTCTCCCATGTCTCTTCAGGAGTGCAGTATGGTAGTTTGTTGTCTGGTAAATTCTCAGAATTCTTATGTAATGCAATTCTTTTGAAAGCAAACTCTTCACATTGTAAATCTGTCCACATAGCAATGTCTATTACCTGTGCTGGCCTTCTAGGGTAGTCCTTTGATTGCATCATCTTATATTTTGTCCAATCTCTGATGATTGCAACAATACTTAATTTGTTTACAGGGAATCCAGCTAGTCTATATAAAAATGCTAACAGATTCAACTGTGCCTCCCATTCTGGTTTGCTATCTACCATAGTAGACCAAGCCCCCGTTACTTTGTAATCCATCAACTCACCGGGAGCCTGCCAAATATCTGCTTGACCTGACCATTCCCATTCATTTGTAGTTGTCTCTAACCTAATTTCCTGTAGATCATCTGAATGTTTGTCTTCTGCTCTCTCTAGAATTGCATGTACTGCACTTCCTAATAGAAGCCAAATCCTGTCCGTAACATCTTCTTCCAATTCATCCCAATGTCGTTGAGTTAACCAACGCAACCTTGGAGGACTGATCATCTGTGTTACAGAGATCTTTCCTGTATAGGTGTAGGGATCCTGCTCTATTGCTCTAACAAGAGCATTAGGCATACCAAAATTATTAGTTATTTTCATTTGGATCTTCCCAGATTTCGTACATAGTTTGTATGTACTGTGAAATGAAACTTAATAAAGGAATTCCTGCCTTTTCTGCATGTGTCCTAAGATACTTCTTCTCTTTATCAGATAGTTGGTAATCAGACCAATCACTAGGTTCGGAAACTCCACCAGCATCGTCTATTGCCTCCACAGACAAGAGCAAGGTACCCTCATATATAGTAACATACCTATTTTCTATAACAGTGGCTGATTCTACAATTTGTCCAAACCTATCTGTCAGTTTAACAACATAACCTGTAGGTGGATTGCCTACTTCCGGTGGACTCCACATAAAGACCATAATAAGTAGGAATCCGGATAGTATAGTATTCTTCATTCTACCCTCTTACTCTATATATTCTATTCTTGTTTTGGTCATTTTTCCTATTAGAAATAACACATCTTTTATGGTTTTAGCCTTTTGTGACCAAATAGTTCCATCAAGATCAGTAGATAACGAAACATCAAAATCACTATTCATTTCATCATACTGAACTTGAATCATCTTCTTATACAGCTTCATTATGTTGTCTCCCACATTTTTTTAAAGCCCTTTGGAAATCCTGTTTTCTTTTCTTTTTTAGCTAGATCTGTTCCAATATCTACATATATAAACCCATCTGTATTGTTTGTACTAGTTACTGTGTAACTTACATCCCACTGGGCATTCCAACCACTTGCAGGCATAGGTATTCTATTAATTGGTACATTAGGAACAGAAGGCATTATATTCTCCCTGTGCTTAAATGTGTTTCCACACCTTTCTATTAACTATATAACTTATATGTCCTCTGCTGACATGCATAAGTTGTGCCAATTCCTCCTGTATATATTCTTTATTTAAATAAGCCTTTCTAATAAATAAAACATCGTCTTCGGTTAACTTAGCACATTTAAACGGTTTTTTATATTTTTATATTTTTTACACTTCATATTAATTCTCTTGTTCCTGTATAAGTACACTCAGAGTTAAGACACTTTATACCTAATAAAACAGCCGTACCCTCTAGTACCCACATATTTTGTACAGTAGTATAGGTTCCACAAACAGGACAGCATTGATTAGAAAATAATTCTGATGCTAATATAAATTTTGATTCCTTTATTTTTTCCTTCGGTTTTCCCATGCTACACTTGCTTTCTTTTTTACGGCAGATTCTGTTTTAGCCTCTACCATACCTGTTCTTGGATTAACTAAACACTTTTTGTTCTCACATCCTACATAACAACAAAAGCCCAGATAACCTTTCATGGTCATAGCTCTGGGCTTTGCTTTACAAAAGGGACAAGGTGTTGCTCCTTTTAAGATGCTTTTGTCTTTATTAGTTTTCATCCCTACCTTACTCTGTATGGCTTACCCGGTTTACTTGGAGGATCTACATCTGGGAATGGAGGAGCATAAGGTTCCGATTCTGGAGAAAAAGGTCCTTGTCTGCTTTCTGCATCCCTTCCTGCAACTCTGATCCATTGTGTAACTCCTGCAATTCCTGTATATGTAATTGAAGTTGTTTCTGTAACAGCATATGCTACCCAATTAGGATTCCTTGCTGTTTTTACTTCTGCTATATATTGTACCACAGGTGTTCCTGTTGTTGGTGCTGTCCAAGTATATCTAGTATCTACAGGTATATCTTCTGGTGGATCTACTGGCCCTAGAGGAAGATGTCCAAAATTGAAATTTTGAGCTACTTCAGCTTCAGTTAATTCTCTATCAAAAAGACCAAAGAAGTAAAAAGTACCTAACCAAGGTCTATCATTTGATTGTTCATTAGCTAGAGCAAAATAGTAATCTCCCCAGTTGTTAATAATACCTGCGTTAGAAGCAGATGCAACTTTTGTGCCATTAACAAAAAGGGTAGTTACATTTAATGTGCTTCGTGTAATTACAATATGTATTAGTCCGGAACCGGCACTACTCGTCACTCCCGGCATACCATATACATCTGTAACAGAGGTTCTTATTCTAACTTCTAATTCTGATACTGCTTGTCCAACAACAAAGTTACCACCACCCGGATAACCATTTAAAGAGTAAGCCGCTATTCTAGCTGGGCCACTTTGTGTATAATTTCCTGGTTCTACCCATAATTCAACAGAGAACTCGCCAGTTGATTCTATTGTAGATATCCACCATGGACGTATTGAGGATGCAATTTTAGTAGGGGAATTTATAGTTAATCCCCCACCAAGCACCCAAGATACATTTGTTGGATCAGCAATTGTCAAATGTATTGGAACAGGGGAAACAGCAACATCCTGAACTATGTTCCCTGTCCCCTCTGAAAACCAATACATAGACAAGATACCATCATCGACTCTTTCCTGAGCAAGTAATGGTGATGCAAGTAATAATAAAAATACTAATAACTGTTTCATTATTGTACTCTATAGGGCTTTCCTGGCTTGCTTGGAGGACCAAAATCTATAATTTCAATATCTGAAATATCAGAGAATTCCCCCTGATTGTTAAAAATATCTACTCCAGCAACTTGTATCTGATAGGGTACAAGAGCATCTGCTGTAAATTCAAAATAAACAGTGTCTACTACGGTTGTAGAGAAAAGAACAGTGTCTTTATATAACTCTACTGTGTATGTCACCGCAACTGCACCAGAGTCCGGTACGTCCCATGAGAAAGCCATTGTCCCACTTGTTTGTGCCACAGCAGTTCCTGTGAATAAAACCAGTACAACCAATCCTAATAATAGTCTTTTAATCATTTTAATCTCCTATTCTGTATTATTTAACAACTAGTCTATATATATAACACCTTATTTTACTTTTTGGAACAAGGCTTGATTTATGAAGTCTTTTCTATTTTTAACATTTAATAAATGCTCCTGTAAGGTGTTTGTCATCAACTTTATAACACTCATGCACTGTGTAAGCATGTTTTAAAAACAGAGCAGATAGTGTTTTGTCATTCCAATATGTTTTATGGTTAGGGCTACCCAATTGTCTCTCCCAAGGAATAGATATAATAAACATTCCACCAGGTTTTAATATTCTTGACATTTGTTCCATAGCTAAGTCAATATCTTCTTTAAAAAGATGTTCTAACATATGAAAAGACATCACTGTATCAAAGGACTCTTCATCAAAGTGTTTATTCAATTCTAATACATTAGAGCATACCATTGATGTTTTTTCTTTAGCTTCTTTTGTAGCATGTTCCTTTATCTTATTAAACCTATCTATAGCTGCTTGGTTTAAATTAACCCCAACTGCTTTTATTACTTTAGGATTTTCTGCTGCTATAAGAGTTGTAGCAGAATGCCCAGACCCTATATCTATAATGTTACCATAAATAAATGTTTCATATCTTTGTATAGCTTTTACATTTGGGTGCTCTCTAATTAGAAGGAGCACAGAGCTATCTTCTATGTCTGTATTTGTTACATAATATTCTTCTGCATATTTTTCTGTAGAAGATACCGTTGTGTCTTTAGTGAACATATTTTATAATTCTTCCTTATAATACAGTTCAAATAATAATGAATCTTTTTTTAGTATTTTTGCTTTAAGTTCTTCTGTATACCACGCATCTCTATTTCTATCATAATGATTAACATTATGGGCCGATAAGAAACTTTTATCAATTTTATCAGTAAGATCTAAATGATCTAAAATTTTAGGCATTTCTTCATTTAAAGATTCAATTGTATACATTTTAGTACTTAATAATTGATCATGTTTTTCTTTAAATTCTTCTAAAGACATTGTACTAATAATTCTTTCCCAATCTAAAAAATAGGTATATATATATTTATATGTTAACCACCCAGCATCTAGTTTCCCATTTCTTACTACTTTAAATAATCTGATACAGTTGTCATTTCTGTGTTGGTCACTTCTTGTCTTAAAGAAATCAATACCGTTTAAGGCACCAGACATAAATTGTTGGAAAGACATTTTAGGTAAGAACCCAAATAAACGATGTTCATCTAGGTGCTGCCACTCTTTTGAGTATACATATAAAGACATATACCATTCAAAAGGATTTCTAATTACACCAAAAACAAAAAAGTCAGAGAAGTCAAAAGATAAATCATGAATTATATTATTACTTTTCATATATTTTTGGTTTTTTATATAACCATCAATACCCTTTGCATATAATTCTGCTGTGCAAAATCCACCCAGTGGCTCTAGTATTCTTCTAACATATTTTGAAGCTGTTTTTTGGAAATATATAAAAACAAATTTGTTCTTTTTATCTATGAGCATCCTAATTCCTTTATTGCCATTTCTCTATGATTTTTCCATTGGTTACTTAATGTTTTTTGTTCATTCTCTGCATGTACTTCTAGTTTGTCTAGTGATAACCAAAAGGGTAGTGCTTGATGAATTGGGGTTGCTGTCCATAATGATATTAGTTTTTTATTAAAAGCACCAGCGATATGCATTACAACCGAATCTATTGCAATAACCTCACTTGCAGAAGCAACGAGTGCTTTTGTTAGATTCATATCATCTATATTTATCTTTGTAGAGAATTCAAGGGAAGTACTACCTAGTTCAATTATAGTCTGCCCTTTTTCATACTTATCTCTGCAATAATTATAAACAAAAAGGAACATATCCTTTGTTAGTATTTTCCCTGTATTTCCTGGTGATATGTGTATTACAATACTTTCATTATGACCACCAATAGACATGGCGTTTGCAAAGGAAGGTAGGTGAAGTCCAAGTTCTGTCTTAAACTCATCCCCTTTTAATTGTATTCCCATATCTTCTGCAAATCTATAAATCTTGTGCATTCTCCAATCTTTATAACCATGTGGTGAATTGCATAAAATTGTTTTAGCTTCTAGTTTTTTTGCAAAAGTCGCTCCTTCAATTGCTATTCTCTGTAGTCCAGCACTAAAGGGGATTTCCCAAGGGTCTGACAGAATTGGATGTACATTAAATCCATATTCAAGTCCTTGAAATAATTCTACAGAGGTTTGTCCAAATCTTTTTAAGGTAGCTATATGTACTTCTGTGTCTGGATGCATCTTTTGATATTTTGCAAAAGAGGGGGTTAGCATAACACTATCACCAAGTCCGTTACCTGTTAAAAACAAAACTTTTTTCATTTTACTCTCTCCATAAAGAACAGGCCACAGTCCCGTGTGTGTTTTATTTCTTTCCATTCATCTGTGATATCTAGAAATCTCATTACAGCTTTGTGAAGTTGTGGCCCAATTTTACCTTTACCTACAGTGCCATCTATAGTATAAACATCATGAAGTACTATATACTTTTTTACCTTTTCTTGATGTATTCTTAATAAAGCACAAACATGATTGTATGTGTGCAAAGAATCTATAAATAAAAGATCTGTTTCTTCTAAGACAACCTCTAAGTCATTTGAAATAATTAATTCTAAATTTAAAGTTGTATCAGCTACTATTTCTTTTAAAACTTCCCATTCTGGCTGAGATTTAATATCCACACCAACAACCTTTTTTGGCTCACCAGCTAACCAACCATAAATAGAATTACATTTATGTACCCCTAATTCTGTAATATGATCTACTTCTTTTGCAATAGCTAATATTACATCCATATCATATATTATGGAATCTTTCAGTGGGTCTTTTTTACAAACAAGGTCATACATATCTTTAACTGATTTATTCTGCAAGTTATCTCCTAAAAACAAGCATAGGAATGCCTGTTGTAAATACACGATCAACTTTATACCCAAATTGTCCTAAGAACCCTTCAAGATCTTTTCGTTGTTGTGGTGTGGTAGCTTCTGTAGCTATAACTGGTTTGTGCTCTTGTATTAAAGACATAGCCCCCAGTAAAGCAGATAATTCACATCCCTCTATGTCAAGTTTTATGAAAGATATCCTTTCTTTAGGATCTAATTGAGAAAATAATTTATCAATAGTTGTAGCTTTTATTTTACCATCATCTAAAACCTTTATATCCTTTACATCTACACAAGATAGCTGTGGTTGTGTTTTAGATGGGTTTAATTCAATAAACCCTTCTTTTTCCATAAGGGCATAATGTAAAAAAACAACTTTATTTTTATTTATAAGGTTTGTTGCACAGTTCTTTTCATACAATTCATTAAAATATAAGTCAGGATCTATAGAATAGACATGCGTAGACTTACAATGATTTGCGAAGAATATTGTGTGATTCCCTACAAAACAACCACCATCAATGTAAGACCCTTCTAAATCTAGGGATTCTATGTAACTTAAAAAAGGAAGTTCATAAAAAGTTTTATTCCTTCTGAAATCTCTCATAAAATGAGTTTTTTCTTCTCCATAAAAAGTGTAATCTATATCTTTATATGTAAACCTAAAAGAGTTCATTATTACTTACCTTTCCTAACAAAGTTTGACAAACAGTTTTCCAGCCATACCTGTCATGAACAAGGGAACTTCCCTGCTCTGCTATTCTTTCTCTTTCTTCTTCGTTTTCTAAGAAGTAAATCACTTTTTCATAAAGGTCTTGATCATCTGCAAAAGTTTCAAGATGTCTGCCTACTAAAAAATCAGTATGTATCTCATTTACATCTGATGTTATAACAAAGGCTCCTGCGGCCATAGACAAGGTAACTCTGTCAGAATAGCTATCAGTTCTAGATACATTAAGTACTATCTTAGCTTGATATATTTCAGAAACTAAATTTGCATTATAAATAGGATGGTTGGCTCCAAAATTTCCATGCCAACCTTCTCCAAAAACTTTTACATTAACACCATTATTCATTAAATAGTTTAAAGATTTAAACCTCTCTGGTGTTGGGGAACCTACAAACAAAACATCATGTTTTTTATCCATGTATTTGGGGGTGAATAAGTCTAAGTCGGCCCCTTCATTTATTTTGTAGGAGTTTGGTTGTCCATTCTCTTTAAAAAAGTCAACAACTTCCATACAAGTAGCACTTGCCACTGTACAGGCAGATGCCCGTAAGTCTGCTAGTATCATCTTTGCTGTGGTTATTGGGTCCATAAACCAATAAAATGTGTTGGCTAAACTAGTTGCTATCTGCATAGCAGTAATAGGCATTGTGTCTGTTTTGCAAAAAATAATTAAATCTAGGCCACCATTATCTTTTATAGCTTTTACGGTAGTTATAAAATCTTCTTCTAGTTTTCCTTGGTTACCGTAGTACGTTTTTAAGCGTGTTCTATAGTTATAACAAATAACCGTGTGACCTAGTTTTTTTAATGCATTTGCCATAAAGGTGTTTGTGGAATGTTCTATATCACACACACCTACAATCATTATTTTCATTACTCTCCTAACAGATCTTACCAATAACCACCAATTCCAATTGAAGTTCCAACAAGGTCATCATATGCAATTGATAAAACTAATCCATTAATGTCCTGCTCTTTAAGAGGGAATGCCCATAGAAATTCAAATCCGACATCCCCCTCCAAATATTTATCCTTTGTAACAAACGCTGAATAGATACCAACAAAAGCACCTTTGTATAATCTCTTGTTTATACCGAATCCAAAGTAAGTCATAATTATGTTTTCATCATTTGGTCGGAATGTCCCAAGTGTACCAGAGAGCCCAACTTCGTTCTCTGTACCTAGTTCTTGTAAGGTAACCCCAACGTATTCTCTGTCATCAAAATTGACTGAAATAGAGGTCTTGGTTTCTCCATAAACACTCACTGACCAAGCTAACATCATAATAACTAAACCAAGTAATAGTTTCTTCATTGTATTCTCCTATACAGCGTTTGTAAGAAGCGTCTTTCTTTTATCTTTAGGAAGTTCTGTAAATCTACCACGATTGGGATGGCTACAATCATTACATCTCCAACGTCTATACATTCCAACTTGTGTATATTCAAATCCCTTTTTGATTAAGTTCTTAGAACCACAAGCTGTGCAACAGGGGTCACTATCACTGACGTATAAACCAAAATTAGGATGCCGTTTATCCCAAGGACGTATTTGTAAATAAACTTCCTCTAATAAATGTACATCTTGTATATTATAATCCATCATAGTTTTCCATGCTTTAGTATCACCATTCATACACCCTATCCATAGATCAAAATCTGTCTTATTCTTTTTACCAAGACCTAAGTATTGTCCTATATAGTCCAACTTATTTGATGTAAGACGAAATTCTCTACGTGCTGTTGTTAGGGTATCTATAATTTTGTAAGGATCGGGTGGAGGGAAATTATGATACAAAAATCTTGCATTAACCATTGGTACATCAAATCGTGTTCCATTGTGTGCAACAACCATATCTGCTTCATTAAGTAAATCCCATAGAGGTTCTAAAAGTTTTAGATCATTTTTCTTATCTTTCTTATACATACTTTTAAAATCTGGTAACTTAAAGTTTATAATCTTATCTTCATGTAACCATTTAGCCGCCCAACACAAAATAAATAGATCCTCTTTAATCATATCTATTGGGATATACTTTTGTCTTAGACTCCATATGTGGGTTAATACGGGGGTTGTCTCAATATCAAATACTAATATCTTAGGCCCGTCATATTTTTGTTTTGCTTTTTTACGTTTAGCCATTAGTTGCCTTTCTTTGCCTATATTGTAGAATAAACTTTCTAGTCTCATTCATATCAATCAAAGTGCCGGGACATGTTTTGTTTCTTTTCAGTTTTTCCCAAGGTGTGTCCCTGTGCCCTATTACATTTTTTAATGGTATATTATATGCATTCATTAAATCAGATACTAAAGAAGATAACAATTGTAATTGAATATCTGTCCACTCAATATGATCCCCATGCCCTGTTACACAAATACCTATACTTTTCCTGTTGAAACCATAAGCATGGGCTCCATGATAATGTAGGGGTCTTCCTAATTCTATACTAGCTGTGTCATCAAACATTGAACCAGTAATTACATAATGATACCCTATGGTTTCCCATCCATTTTCTAAGTGCCATTGTGTTATAATTTTAGCATTTGCTTTGCCTCTAAAAGCCGCTGTATGTAATACAATATGTGTTGGAAATTTCTTAAATTCTCTCAAAGGCGACTCCTATCGAAACGTGGGGGTAGGAAACCCCACCCCCACTATTTTTGTGATTAAAGTAGATTTGCGGCACGCCTCAACTCGTTCTTAGTTAACCAAAACAAACCAGTATCACTAATGGTACGCTTTGCCATACTACGATCATTCTGATTTACAATAGCATCTACAGCATTCTTCCATCCACCTATGCCCGATCTAGTTGCTAATAGAGTAAAATTGGATTTGGTAGCCTTAAAACTACCATCAATCATAAAAGTAGTGATTTCCTTCTTAGCATCTCGCTTACTAATCATATTCCTAACGCCTTTGTGCCACTTAACAGTCTTCATATGAGACTCCTTCAAGTTAAACTATAGTTTTTTAACCTTAGTCATATCATAATTTATGCCTATGACTACTTTTCCTAGAAACTTTAAAGCAAGTTGCGTGCCAATTACAGTTAAGAGTACTGTAAAAAAGGTAGGTAGGCCAAAAAGACCCATAAATAGCATAACACCTACGGTAGTACATCCCAGCAGGAATGCGGCATACCTAAGGTAATCTGCTTTAGAAAATGTCTGCATTTTTTATCTCCTTAATGATATTATCTATTGGTATATCTCTACATGCCCAATTATTGTATGAACTTTCATTACATTTATTCCAAGAATCCCTGTACAGACAAGGTTGACAGTCCAGCCCTGCTGTTAGTATTTTTATGGTTTTATGTAATGTTGGGTGATAACTTTTAACAGAACTGGTTGCTGTAAATAAAACTAAACCAGCTTGTTTTAGTACTGCGGCAATGTGAAATGTTCCGGTGTCATTTGATATGAAAAATTTAGCGTTCTTAATTAAAGAAGCACTTTCTTGTATTGGTAACCCTGTTTTATTAGTACCACCACTGTACTCCTCAGGTGCCCCAATATTAGCTACAGTATATCCTTTGTCTTCCAATGTTTGTATCAGTTCCCCCATTTTAGGGTATTTACGCCTATGCCAATAAGAGGTATTTAATAATGTACATCCATTATGGACTACAAAATCAAATTCCTCAGATTCGTCTACTTCAGGAAATTTAACATTGAATAAATCTTTAGGCAGGCTCAATCCCAAATCTGTAGCTATAGAAAGGTATACTTCTACTTCATTTGTGTATGGGGAATATATAAATTGTTTTTGTATATCATTTATTAAGGAAGTCTCTAACCTTTCGGAATTACGAAGCACTCCCTTCGTAGTGGCTAGTTCTATTCGTCCATCATATAATCCCTTTTTATATGTTTCTACAACTTCGGCATATTCTTTAAATATCCAAGATATTGTTTCGTTAGAACAATTACTTAGATTATATATATCTACATCTATGCCATTGAATTTTAAAACGTTAACTAAAGGGAGAACTTGAACGCAGTTGCCCATGCCTTCTCCGACACATAATAATACTTTCATTATTTGCTTCTCCAGAAGATTTTCCTAATAAAGGAACCCAGTGTCCCTTCATCCCTATGGTCATTAATTTGTTCATCAAGAACAGAATCAGCAATGACTTCCTTGTTTAAATAAACATCATCTATAGTAGTTCCTTCTAGTGGCCCATCTAAAGTAGCAACACCACGTATACTTAGTATACCATCTGTGTTACCACTAACTAGGTGAACTTTGCCCGCAATAAATTCTATTGTTGCTTTACAATTTGGTGTATCACAATTCAAAACAGAAATACCACCAGAGTAACCACGTAAACTAAACTCAGTATCTTCCCCAGCATTCATGTCAATTGTTGGGGAGTCAAGCCCAGGAATCATTGACATAGAATGACTTAATGTATTATTTGTTCCAGCTTCTAAAATTATAGTACCACCTAAAGCACAATCTATGCCATTAGCATGGAATCCTGTTATATCTAGTAATGTGCATTGTTCAAAATAGGCATCACCAAGCATATTACCTTGAACGCCCATTCCTTTAACATAAAGATCTGTTGTATTATACCCATTAAAATCAAGAAGTCTAGAAACAGAGTCTGCTTTGAATTTCCATCCACTAAATATTCTATCAAGAATTATATTCCCGTTTTGGACTCTTAATTCTGTTATACCAAACAAGCCACCTATAGTATGGGCATCCCCTAAGTTATTTACAGGCTGTGCTCTAGTCCCTACAGGGTGTGTTATCCCCGAATATGGACTAGTAGGATCATAGTTTATAGTTCCACCGTAATCCAAATTATCAGAGATAGGACTAGGTATTTCTACATAAACAATTTCAGCATCGGCAGGTGATATAAGTATTTTAATAGAACTTGTAAGATCATCTAAGTCAAACACAGTAGGATCAACTTCTGGATCATCAGAAATCATTTCACCATTTGTTACTATTCTAGAATCTTCATCATACGGTACTATTTTAGTGCCTTCTAACAATACCAAATACCTAGGCGTTGCTTTACCTCCACCCTTAGGAATATTTCCATAAGCTGCCATAAATGGATTATATTTTCTAAGGTCTTCTTCGGTACGTCTTTCAGTTCTGTACTCCCTATAAATATCATCTATAGGATGAAATTCAGTAACGTCTGGTAATAGATAAACTCTTCTGGCAACACCGTCCCAAGATTGGACTACAGCCATTATAAGCTCCTATACGTTTGTTTCCAGACCCGGTGCACAAGTAGCTGTCACAACAGCAGTTCTTGTAATAGTAAAGGTTGTCTTTTGCTGTGTTGCTATACCATCTCCTTCACACTCAAACACAATAGATTTATCCTCGCCAGCATTTAGTCCAGCTTGATCATTTGAGTCATAAGCATACGAGAATGTAATAACCGTTAGTGCACTTACATTTCCCTTAACATCTGCTGTAGCTGCATCATAAACAGTAACAGCATCTGCTGTATTAAAGTCAGTAGCATCAGCACCATCTTCGTAATAAGCATGATACCAAGCGTTTCCATCAGCAGCCGCATTAGGACCAACTGTAACCTGAACTTCAACATTGAAGGGGTACGTCTTTGTACCACCAGCATCATCAGTAAACACAACACTCTGCTGATCCGATGTTGGAATATTTTCTATAAATAATCCCAAAACATCAGCACCAGATCTAGTAACAATCTGGCCACCAGCGTTGTAGGTATACCATGTATTTACTTCACGCCCAGTAGTATCTGTTTCTGCCCCAGCATCAATGTCTGCATCGGCTTGAGCAAGAGCATCAAGATAAGCGACACATTGGTCAAGGGAACCAGGAACTGAATTAGAAAGTATCCAAGCAAAGGTACCATCGGCTTCATTAAATCCTGTTTCTACTTGTTCTGAGGTTGGGGCTAATTTAGTTAAGGCCATCCCTGTCCACGGAGATATTTGGGAAGTGTACACATCATCTAGTGTGTAAGTTCCTGTGGTAAGGTGGACAGATTCACCAAGAGCGAAACCAGTACCATAACCACCCATCTCTGTGATACCAGAGTCTGCTAACTCTTTCTTATCATAGTTATTACCAAAGGTACGCACCTTTAGTGCCATGTAAGAACGAGTATCAAAATCATCAGCACCGGAATCAGTAGGAGTATTCCCTGTATCTCCAAGTACTTGTACTGCCTCATCAACAGCACCTACTTTAGCAAAGTCAGTAGTAGTACCAAAGTTCGCTAACTGGTAGTAAGGAGCAGATGTGGTGTCAATATTACCAAGTGATCTAGCACCAAAGTAAATTCTATCCACACCACCATCAATAGCACGTTCAATCCAACCAGAACCTCTAATCTTAACTCTATCATTATCAGCAAATTTTCTAGAGTTAACACACTCATAGGCACCAGCAAACTTGAATGATCCAGTAAAGTAAAAATCAAACTCACGAAGATTTTCGTCAATTCTACGTTCCTGCCTTTCAAAGGCATAAATAGCACCCATAGTGATGCCAAATTGATTTGTTAGGGGGTTTGCTTGGGATCCCCCGGCGTTAGTGAGGTCAACTGTAGCAGCTTCCTCAGCAGTAATTAATTCCATTTCACCAGCAGAAAGATCAAAATAGATATTTCCATCTGGGGAACCAGAGCGTCCTACTGTTGATTGCGCAAGCAATGTGTCGTAGTTATCTAGTCCAATTAGTTGTGCTGTTGCCATTAGATATTCTCCTCTTTAGTAAGGTTTATTGTAAAAGACTTATCTTTGTTTTCTAAAGTAAAATATGTTTGGGATTCTTCATATCCGTCATGTATTATTTGTAATACGGCATCTGTATCGGAAGAATAGGTAAAGTTATATGTTTGTGTCGAGGATGCTGCATTTTCTTCTCCAGCTAAATTTACATTTCCTATAATACCCGGAGTAGCATTCTTTTCATATAGTCTCCACTCATATCCAGTTATTCCTACACCATCTACTTCTATCTCAAACACAACCTGTTTTGTGTTTAATATTGTAACAGTCCCACCACCTGAATTGGTTGAGGTACTTATGTTAGACACACCAGTAGCATTTATTGTTACATCTCCAGCAGAGTTATTTTCTACATCATATGTATTGTTGGTGTATGTATTATTATCATCTGCATATGTACCGCCAGCAGTATATAAGGTAGCTACCCCATTATTAAGGAAAGTACAGTAAGAAACATTGTTTGTCCCTGTTGGGAAGACTAACCCGTTGTCCCCTGTAGTATCTGAAACTATATTTGTAATAAATTCAGCTAAGTCAGGATATATTTCACCACAACTATTAAAAGTATTTGTTGTAACGTAATGCCCTGAATCATTACTGAAATAGATTTCTCTTCCTTGTGCTATTGCCGCCCCTGATAGGGTAAAATCATTTATATTTGAATCTGTAAAATCTAATGAAAAAGAGGCTCCCGCTGCTTTTATAGAACCACTCTTAAATACAAAATCTGTAGTTCCTGTTGAATTTCCAGCTACAGCTATTTTGTACAAAGTACTTTTTACATTTTTATCTGTAAATTTTACATCTACATTAGAGTCTGTATAATAACAATTAGCTGTGGAAACTGTGTCCCCTAATTCAAGTGCTCCTGATAAAAAATAGACTCCTTCAAATTTTTCAACAATACCATAACCATTTGCAATGTCGTCTAAAAATATTTCTTCCATTCCAAAATATTCACTAGCTGCTGATTCTGCTTGTAAGCCATCTCCGTACCTCATATAATCTACCCAAGTATTAATAACACGTTTCGCACTACCAGTTAAAGCAAACTCAACACCAATACGATCAACTGAGGCTGTGTTTACAGTACCAGAATCTGGGGTAGATTCTGTATATACACAAATATTTAGCCAACCACCGGCATATGTATCTTTCCCTGCGATATTCCAATATGCTGTATTTGCCCCATCATACATAAAGAATCTAAGCCCGCCTAGGGCTTTTGTTTCCATTAAACCATAAACACCAGTAGTTACCCACATACGTATATGTTCTTCAGAATAATCCTGATTTGTCATACTAAAGTAAATTTGTGTACCATTATTACGAACAATAAAAGATACAGAATTATTCCCCTCTTTTAAAACCTCAGAATCAAGGGCAGGAGTAGGGCCTGTCCACCCTGTTACTGTTTCAGCATCGGCAATTGTTGTTAAATTAGCAGTAATAGTTGCCATTTATAATAACTCCGTCCCTAGGATACTAACACTAAATAAATGTGATGCTCCGTAGTCTATAAACTGTAAATGAACAGAGTCTCCAGAGTCTTCGTCTTCATAAGGTTTATCAACATATATAGTTTCCCCAAGATTACCGTGATCCATTAATATGGTTTCTGGCGCAAGACCTGCTACGCCATTTGCTTTTGGTAAAAGTTTGAGGAACCAATCTGTTGAGTCAGTTTCTATGTGAATATGTTTTACAATAGCTTTTGATGTATTCCAATTATTTACAGGATCGGTAAAACTATTATAGCCTTCACTAGAATCTACGCCTTCTATTAAAAAGTATTCAGGCACTCCAGAGCCTCCTACACTAGTTGCATCTAAGTAATCTGTTGAATTTTTTATCCAAACATTCTTTAAGACACTCCAAGTTATTAATTGATTATTGAAATCTCCAGCAGGAATTAAATCTGAAATAGAAGCAATCCCACCAGTGGCACTACCCCCAGACATAATGACAGTTACATTATAAACCTCTTCTTCACCTACAGATATATTGTATACATCTGTGGAAGAAATTATGTTGTATGTTTCTTCTTCTTGTGTTATTAATTTATAACTATCTTCAGCTACTGTAACATAGTAAACATCAATATTAGTATATACTTTATTTACAACTTCTACCGTTGTAACTGAGACATTATAAACATCTTCAGCCAAAGTTACCTGGTAGGTACTCATTATTCAGTTATCCTTTTTGTTACATGCGGATTAACAGTAAGGGTTCCTTTCGCAATTGTATTCACAGGACCCCCAGATTTTATAACTTTTATATCATGTACATACTTACCAGGTTCTATATTTGTTACAAGTGCCCCAAGGGGTATTTCTAATGTATTTGTATAATCAACAACAGACATACTAAGAAGCATATCACTTGGATTTAAAGCAATAGCGGCATTGGCATCTGTGTCAGAAAAATTGTATTTTGCTGTGTAGTAGAATTCCCAATCTGTGATAGTTTGATCAAAAATTAATTTGATAACTCTATCATCTCCTTGAGCTATTACTTTGTTTAAATCAAAAGTAAATTTTGCCATTTTAACACCATTCTTGTAATATGTTGTTATTCATATAATCTAGCATTAGCCTCTTCCATCACAGCAACAGAAGCTAGGTCTATAATTTCCTGTTCCGGTGAACTTTTTGTCACAGGCTCAGTTTTGCTTGTTCCAATATCCGGTTTAACCGGACCATCACTAAAATCAATCTTGTTAACCGGAATTTCTCTACCAGCCGCTGTTTTGAACACTCTGAGTGAACCAGCATCTGTTTGAAATACAGCTTCTCCGGTAGATTTTAAGGTACCAACTTTTGTCAACTTAATCATTAGTTTCTCCTATAAAGTTAAAATAATAGGTCTTTGCCTATATACATAACACAAAAGAACGCTATTTAGTCATTTTTTAAAAATTGGAATAAATAGACGAAGGCATGTTAATAAGAGGGCAAATTCCCAAAAATAACACAATAAAGGCAATTAGTAGTAAAAATGGTTTGGTTATCCTTTACAATATACTTTTATGAATAGGATTACTAAAGAAAATAATAAAATACAAAAAAAACATGTAATGGATAAACATTTAAATGAACCCATATCCCCCCCAAAAAAGAGTGGAGCTGACGGGAGGACTTGAACCCCCAATCTTCTCGTTACAAATGAGAGGCTCTACCTGTTGAGCTACGTCAGCTATAGTCTGGTGCGTCCGGAGGGAGTTGAACCCTCATTCCAAAAGGAGCAGGTCCCTAAAACCTGTGTGTATACCTATTCCACCACGAACGCAATATATGGCACAGGACTTGCAAGTATTGTACCAATAAGTCTCCATGTAAATAACACGGAATTGGGATATTTTGCCCATTTTAAACTTTTTTGTTGAAAAAACTTGACAGCTCGTTTTATCTGTGATATGTTTATATTAGGACCTAGATCTCTTTATCTTTTAAGGTTTTTAGTTTCTTATTATATAAGTTAAGATCTTAACTCGGAGTAACTATGTCAGGTTTTATCTTAAAATTCCTAGTTTCTTAATTATATAAGTTAAGATCTTAACTCGGAGTAATTATGTCAGTTTCGGAGGTATAAAGTATGATAATAGGGTATATTCCTACTACAGAAGGGGTTATAGAGGATTTGTTTGGTTTATGTAATCATGAGGTATCTTTTAATAATTCTACTCCTTATTGTGAAAAATGTAATTCATTTGTGACTAAAAAGAGTATTGCAGATTTAGATGATTTACATGAGGGTATAGATAGTATAGGTATTGGTGGGGGTTATTATATAGCAAAACTAGTTAATTTTTTAGTTAGATATGGGAAATTATCCTTTGAAAGTACAAAAGGAATTAAATGGTATGGTTTATGCTACACCATAGACAACGAATTAATTAGTGAAAATACAGTTACATATAAAGCTAAAACAACTCAGACCTTTGCTTATAGCGTTTGTTGGTTCTCTGAAATTCTTTTTAGAAGGCTATCTGGCGCAAAATATAGCAAAGATGAAATTAGGAGGATTATAAATGATAGTTGAATCTCATCAAGTAATTGAAGAATTTATTCAAAATATGAAAGTAACCAGAATTGTGCAAACTGGATATTTGAATGTTCCGCTTACTAATATGTTAGCAGAGCATGGAGAAGTAATACTTATTACAAGTGCAACGTTTAACCCATTTGAAGATAAGAAACAAGTTATTCTAACAAATGATCACTACCATAAATCAGCATATACATTTAAAAATAAGCATGGAATACTTGATGTTTGTGTGTTTGGACATATGGAGCAGTTGGGTGATTTTAGGGCAACACTATGTGCATGGGTACCTGTTATTAGAAAAAATGGTCTTATTGTTTTTCTAAATAGTCAACAAGAAGATATACAAAAGGTTATAAAAAGTTACATAGAACAAATTGATGCAGATTATTTTGAAATTACTGAATGTGCTGATCTAACTTTTATAAAGGTGAAATAATGGATAGATTATTTATAACTACAAAAGATCGTCCAACTGAACTTGCTATTTTATGTAAGTCTTTATTACATAGTGATATGAGAAAATTTATCAAAGAAGTAATTTTCTTGGATGATAACTCTGAAGAGATAATGGAAATACAAAGAATTTATACAGCCTTTATGTATACTCTTTTACCACAAGGTATTAAGTGTAGGTTACTAGAAGCAAAAGATGGAAGAGAAGGAATTAATGCCAGTTGGGATAGAATAAAACATTATCCATCTAACCACATTTGGGGATTAAATGGGGATATGATGGTTTTTGAAAACTATTTTGAAAGATGTTTAAGTATCTTAACTTTTGGAATTGAAAAGTATGGCATGGGCTCTTCTTTGTTAGTTTCTGGGTTTAATACGCCAATGCATCCAGTAGAACTTACCCATTATGAACAGAAGTGTGTTAAAGCACCAAGTGTAGGAGGCTGTGCTTTTGTTATACGACATATGGATGTTGTGTTGTTCCTAGAGGCTTTAGGAAAACCTACAATGAACAGGGGATTTGATTTGCATCTTGGTGAAGTTTTTGATTGTATTTTAACAGCAAATCCCTCAGTTAGCCAGCATATAGGTATTTTAACAGGATTAAACCAATTGCAATTATCAGGGTTTCCCGGTGCTTTTGCAAGAGTAAGAGGATAGAATGACTGAAGATGAAAATAAAAACTTTTGGGAAGAAGAAAAATCTGAAGTTGATTTACTAAAGTTAGGATCAGCGTATCCACCCGTTAGGGTTTACTTAACAGCAATAGAGATTGCAAGGCTGAACTCATTAGAAGCGGTTGTGAAATCTATTATTTTGTCAGATGGTAAAGAACTTGATTTGGAAATATTCTTGGAAACAGATAGAAATAAGTTTGCGAAAGATTTAAGAGAGGCACTTGATGAATAAGTTAAAAATAGCGGTAGATATGGATGAAGTTATTGTAGATTTAATCGGTCATTGGGAGATGATTTATAGGATAAAGGCTAATATTCCTGACATTGAGGAAATTATAGTAGACCAGTGGGATGTGGCAGAGTCTTTTACTCGCCTCCCAAAAAGAGAAATATATGCTATGTTGGACATACCGGGAATGTTTGCTCATTGCCAACCTATACCGGGGGCGATAGATGGGCTACTTTACCTTGAGGAAGATGATCGGTTTGATGTTCATATAGTTACCGTTGCTAAGGCTAGAACAGCATACAGCGAAAAAATAGAATGGGTTGAACAACACCTTGGCTCTTTTTTAAAAAATAAAACTATCGGGTTGTGCTCTTTTGAAACTAAAGCAGAATTAGCCTGTAATTATGATGTTATGATAGAAGACAATCATATGACTCTATCAAAAATAGATCCCAAATGTGGATGTCATAGAATACTTTTTAAACAACCACATAACTACATGGCTGTGTATCCTAAAGATTTTGATGATGCTGTTGTTGGTTGGGATGATTTAATTAGAAAGTTGCTGATACTATGGGAAAATCGACAACAAAACATGAGTTAGTTAGGTCTGTTTTTTATGAGCAAGATAAGTCAGATCCAGAAAGAATACAAAAATATATTCTAGAAGATGTTTTTGATATATTTGTAGAAAATATAAAAGATGCTTTGGTTAGTGGTGAATATGTATATCTTCGTGGCTTTGGTACTTTTGCCCCGATTAGGGAGAACTTAAGAAGAAGAACAAGGTATGTGCCTGGACCTGATAAAATAGTAGACACTATTGTTTTAAATCATCATAGGATTTTTAAACCGTCAAGAGAGTTGATTCGTAAAGTAAATGTAGGAGCAAGTGATGTATTCCAAAGATATTTTGACAATAGTAACGATTCCTAATTATGTTAGTTTCTCTAAGAGAACATTCTTAATTAAGATGTACAAAAATGTATTTGGTAATAACATTATATATGTTATAGAAAACATGACAAATACTTTGTCTGCTTATTTGAAAGAAGAGTTGGGACTGAGTATAAAATACTTTGCAAAGGGTCTTAACATGGACCCAAGATTAAATATAGGTGTTTTTAAATGTTCAAACAAATTTATAAGTGATGTTTATACAGATTTGTGTGATAATAATAAATATGACTTTTATTGTTGTGTAGATCCCGGTGTTCTTGTATTTGAATATCCAATGTCAAAGTTTTTAAAGATACCGTTTGATACCTTTTTAGGGGTAAGATTTATAGGTACAAAAGATGCACAGTATTTAAATATTAAGAAAGAACGCATGAATCTTGAATTAGACCTATTATATAAAGATTTAGGCAAAAATATAGAAAACGACTTTTGTTCTTTTTCTAATAAAAAGTACAGTAAAGAGGATTATGGTGTTTTATTATGTAGAAGATCCTTTTTACTTAATACAGGATTATTTGCTCATGCACTACAGAATGACTTTGTTCATACTGTAATAGATTCAGTTTATGTAAGTGATTTTGATATAGAGTATTCGCATGATCTTTATACATTTAAGTTAGGTAAGGAGGACAGATGACACCAGGAATATTCAAGTTTATAACTGGTCCAATGTTTTGTGGTAAAACTGAGGAATTGATAAGAATAGCAACAAGGTACACAATTGCAAATAAACGAGTTCTAATCTGCAATCCAAAAAGGGATAAAAGATTTGGATCAGGCGTTATTTGTTCACATAATGAAAAAGCGTTACAATCACATGAGATTTCTACTATTCAAGATGTATTTCCAAAAATACATAATTACAAACCAGGAATAGATGGTATCTTTATAGATGAAATACAATTTGTAAAAGATCTAAATATAAAAGATATACGAAATATAACAGAAGGTTGGGGTATAGATTTATATGTTGCAGGGCTTACTCTAGATTCTTTTAGAGAACCCTTTCCAGAGATTTTGAATATACTACCTTTTGCAGATATATTACATTTAGAATCTGTTTGTGATTTTTGTGGTAGTTTTTCTGCTAGGTATACCTATCGTAAGGATGTTGGGCATAAGGAACAACTTTTTGTTGGTGGTAAAGAATCTTATTGTGCAATATGTTCTAATTGTTTAAATAAAAAAGAGAGCCCTTATGACTAAAAAGAAACAAAACAAACCAAAAATTCGTGGTGCAAAACTTGCATCACCACCAGCAGACTCATTACTAACACCTATAAATATAGAAATAAATGGTTATGTTTATACTTGTTACGGTAATAGTAGAGTAGAGAGTATTGTTGATTCTGTAGAATCACACATAGACAATGACAGAGAATTTAAGGATAATATAACAGTCATTCAGAATGGTTATATAAATGAAGTTGTTTATGCACCAGCAGTTCTGTGTATGTTAGGTTATTTTGATAAAGGGGACCTTTATAACATTCTAATTGGACAAACAGCAGAGGAGTTCTTAGATGGAAGTGAAGAGCAAGAATAAAACTGATTTGTTTTTTACAGATGCTATAGGAACCTTTTCTGTTCTTAATGATACTGTGTTTCTACCAAAGATATCAGCATTTAATAAACTGTCTTCTTTAAAAGAAGCAGAAGAAAAATTAGCTGTTCTTAGCACAGTAGCCTTCTATGGGAAAACCTTATTGACACATGGTACTATTTATAATAGAGAATACTTGTTTTTTTATTCGCACTCTGGAAACTTTGAAAGTAGTAGAATATTAAATAATAAAATTGATAGTCTTTCATTCTTTTCTCATCAGGGGTTTAGGTTAATAGTCTTACTAGCACGAGAATTGCAACCTATGCTAAGATCTAAAAGTTCAATTAAAACCTTTTTTAATAAAGATCATATGAAAGATAGAAAACCTAGAATGGCTGTTATATTTGAATCAGAGAAATTAAAAAAAGGGATAACTGCTGCCTCATTTGATGTAAATGATGTCTTTGATGAAACAGAAGTTGTTTTCTTTTTAGGAGAAGATATTAGAGAAGTTAGGAACAAAGAGGGGACTCTTTTATTATGTTAGATTTTTGCATAGTAAACATGGGTGATTATAATTTTAGATGTGTTCTGTCTGAAGAAACATACTTTGATTTTAGTGTGTCACAACTTGAACTTTTTGGTTACGATTACTTTTTTTCACACATGCAAAGAGGAGTTGGTGGTGCTTTATATGAAGTAGAAACAGGAAGATCAATAGGGGATGTAGTTTCAATTAGATATTTAAAACCTAAGGATGAAATTTGGGTTTTGGTTAGAAATGGTATACGTGGAGAATTGTATGCCAAACATCTTGGAGGATAATATGTTAGAGGTTACCATGTGGGAAAATATATTTGCTTTTTTCATCAAATTTAGTTTTATATCTTTAGTATCTTACGGTTGGATTAGAGGAATATTGGTCAATGTTATAAACAACATATATGGCGGTAAACTTGCTATAGAACAATCAAAACAAATAAAGAAAGAAAGTACTTAAATGGCAAAACGAGGAGAACATAAAAGAACGAGTAAGAAAGACAGCGAACTTTCACCAATGGGTAGGTGGAGAAGAAAGTATAAAGATAAATATCAGAAATGGCGCAAAAAATATAAGCAAACAAATAAGTCAAACTCAAGGAATAAGGCAAGACGAATACTTATGAAGAGTGGCAGAGCTAAGGTTTGTACAAAGTGTGGTATTCGTCCTGAGTCTCGTAGGTTAGAGGTACATCATAAGAATGGTAAACCGTTGGATAACAGACTGTCCAATCTCGAATGGAGATGTTCAAAATGTAATCCACGAGGAAGGGCCGCAAGTAAATGACTCCCAAAGAAGTAGAATTTAAAGATATTCTTAGGAAATTAGGCAGAAGTGATAATACAATAAAAGCGTATGTTAGGGACTTATCCCTTCTTTTTAAGAAGCACGATGAAATAAATAATAAAACTATACAAGATATGATATTTACAATGTCAGATAACGGTATAAAGCCTTCTACGGTTCGTAGATTTATTTCCTCTGTAAAGACTTATTGCTCAATTTTTGAGATTGAAATAAATTTTGCTAAAATATCAAAACCTAAGTTGGTACAACGGGAGTCTTCTTATATAACTGATACTGTTTTTACAAATGGTATTGGAACAATACTTGCAGAACATAATACAACACAACAAGACAGGGAGTTTAAAAGTTTAGTATTTAACTTCCTATACAAAACAGGGATGCGTGTTTCTGAATTATTAAATCTAACGTTGGACAATTATAATACTGAAACACATTTCATACAAATTATTGGCAAGGGAAACAAAGAAAGAAAAATTCCAATTCATGACACATTAGTATACGCTTTTGATCTGGCTTGGTTTTTTTCTAGACTAGGTAGTGTTCATTATAATACTGTATTATACTGGACTAAAAAGTATTTTGGAAAAGAGTACTCACCACATAGTTTTAGGCATGGGTTTACAACAAAGTTGGTGAAAAAGGGGACTAGTGAGCGTGCTGTTCAATCTGTTTTAGGACACGCTTCCTTTGTTACAACCCTAAGGTACTTTCACTTAAACGAGGACGAAATTAGGAAAGAAGTAATTTCTGCATTGGAGGAAGAAAATGATTAACAAAGTAATTTTACAGGGCAGACTTGGTGAGGATGCAGCTTGTGAAAATATTGATCAACCAGTTAAATTTTCTATTGCTACTTGGGAAAGCTATAGAGATGAAGATGAAGAGTCTGGGTGGAAGACTACCACAACGTGGCATCGTATTACGCTGTGGGGGAAGCCTGAACACAGGAAGTCTACTGCTGATAGATTGAAAAAGGGTATGCTTGTATATCTAGAAGGAAAGATTAAGACGAGTAAGTGGACCAACAACGAAGGTGAAGAGCGTAGAAGTAATGATGTTACTGCACAGTTTGTTAAGGTAGTTCCTGTTGGTAAGGAACAAAAAGAACAAAGTAATGTTTCTGTTGCAAAACCTACGCCTTCTCCTGCTGTTGCTGAAGAAGAACCTGACGACCTACCTTTTTAGGAGTGTAAGTGTATTACGTATATAAAACAACAAACCTAAAGAATGGCAAGGTTTACATTGGAATTACGGGTAGGGATCTGGATGGTGGGGATCCCTACCTTGGATCTGGTAAACATTTACTTAGTTCTATTAAAAAGTATGGTAAAAAGAGGTTTACCAGAGAAATACTATTAAGACACGAAGATCTTGAATTGGTTGCTTTTGTTGAGGAAGAGCTGGTTGATGAAGAGTTTGTTGCTAGAAAAGATACTTATAATATTGTTATTGGTGGGGGGTATCCCCCTGTGCATAAAGGGGAAGCCCATCCTCTTTTTGGGGTAGGCCATTCAGAGGAATCTAAGAAAAAAATGTCAGATAATAGTCCAGACATGTCAGGAAAGAATAATCCAAGATATGGTTGCAAACTTTCAGAAGAAACGAAAAAAAAGATGGTAGAAAATCGTATTGCTCCATCAGGCAAAGACCATTATATGTATGGACGGACAGGAAATAAAAATCATTTTTATGGGGGGCACCATACAGAAGAGACTAAAAAGGCTCTTTCTGAGGCAAGGCGAGGGGAGAAGAACCCTATGTTTGGTACAAAAAGTCCAAATGCAAAACGTATTGAGATTGATGGTATAAAATATGAAACACAACAAGAAGCTGCTGATGCTTTAGGAGTGGAAAGGCACACCATTTGGAGATGGAAAAAACAAGGGAAGCACAACATAAAATGACAAAACTAACCAAAAACATAGTTACGGCATCTGGCCTTGGTGACCTCTTTGTGCTTTTGTCGAGATTGGATGATTTTTTTCTAAAAAATACTGAATATGACAAAATTAAATATTGGTCGTGGATCCACCACCCGGAACTTGCCAGAGAATTAGTCAGTCATTCAGAACACGATGTAAGTATTTTTTCAGTAGAAGATATGACAAATTATCTAAAAGAGATAATACCGAAAGAGCACTTAGAAAAGGCATCAGAACTTTTTATACATCAAAAAGTCTCTGGTATTGGTGTAGATAAATACATGGAATTTATTTCTAGGTTCTTCCCTAACATCGAACAATGTGTGTGGCTACCTGTATACAAAAAGTATAAAACCACATATCCTTTTCAGTTGGATGTACCTATACCTAAACGAGAAAAAGAATATATACTTGTCCACCCCTTTTCTACTACAGTTAAAACAGAAAAGGCTGAAAGAACTTGGTCAACAGTGCGGTGGGGCAGAACAATAAAAATGATAAGTTCCTACTGTTCAAATGAAGACATTATTCTTATTGGTTCTTACAAAGATAAGATTGAGGGGCCTAGGGACTTCCCTTCTAAACGTGTTATTGATTTAAGGGGGAAGACCTCTATTACAGAAACTATAGGGCTTATAAATGGGGCTAAGGCTGTTATAGGTATAAACTCTTGGCCAGCATTGATGGCCTATTGGAATAATACTCCTACATATGTACAATGGTTTGTACAACAACAGTTCTTGGATACACATGTCCCAAAGCCTGTTGATAAAATGAACCATGTAGTTTTTGAGTTTCCTCTTAAATCTGGGCCGCAGAATGAGGGGGCACACCCTACAGTAGATGCGGCATGGGTTAATATAAGGAAGGTACTTGATGCAACAGTTACTATTTGAAAATATAAATAGTAAAGAACTGTGGTTTCATAAAGAGGGGTGTAGATATCATATTATAGATACAGAAGCGAAATTGTCTAGAATGTGTGATATCTTAATGTCTTGTAAGTTAATATCTCTGGACATAGAAACAACTGGGCTTGATATAGGAACATCTGAGATACTCGGTATTTCCTTTTGTCCAGAAGTTGGCCTTGCTTTTTATGTACCGTTAGCACACTATGGGGATGGTAATATAAGCAAAGAAATGTTCATTTCTTATTTGGCTTCCTTGTTGGAAAGTAAACCAATATGTGGGCATAATCTTAAATTTGATTATAAGTTTATTAATAAAAAATTAGGTATAAAAATAAATTGTGTTCATGATACTTTTATTATTTCAAAACTTCTTGATGAATTTGATTCATGCAAACTAAAATACTTAGGGGAAGTGTTATTTAATTATACAGTGGTTGAACTAGCTGAATTAATGAAGCCATATAATTTAAAAGTGAATGAAGGAGATATGCTGAAGGCAAGTGAGATGTATGAATATGCTTGTCAAGATGTTGATTTAACTTTACGATTATTTAAATTCTTTTGGTTAGAGATGGAATGGCGACCGGATTTTATATATGAACTTGAAATAGATTTAATATATTCTATTGCTGCAATGGAAACACGTGGTGTAAAAGTTGATTATGCTTTCCTTAAAGAGCTAAGAACAGAGTACCAAGATAAAATAGATGTACTTGGGGATAAAATAAAAGGTATTCTTGAAGTACGAAAAGATTTTAATTTAGAATCAAACCAAAAGTTTGGGGAAGCTGTTGTACATAAGTTCCCTTGGATGAAAACAAAATTAGTATATACACAAAAACAGGGTATTGCTAAGATGGATGAAGAACATGTTAAACGATATATTGTTAGGTTCGATGAGTATTTACCTTCTAATGATTTATCTGATGATCAAAATCTTTTTAGATATTTTAAAGAACGTAAATCAATGCTTAATTTGGTTGTTAAGTATCTGACTTCTTGGATTACTCGTATTGAAACAAATAAGTCTACCACAATATATACTAACTTTAATTCTCTTGGGACAGATACTGGTAGAATGTCATCAAATGATCCAAATATGCAAAACATAGCACCAAAAATAAGACATGCAATAATACCAAGAGAGGGGTACTACTTTATCTCTATGGATTATGACCAAGTTGAATATAGGATACTTGCTGGTATGGCAAACCTTGAGCACCTAATTGTAGAAATGAACAAAGGTGATGCTGATGTGCATAAAATTGCGGCAAGTCTATTATTTAAAATTGGTATAGAAGATGTAACAAAGGATCTAAGAACTAGAGCAAAAACACTTAACTTTGGTTTAATTTATGAAATGGGAATACCGAAACTCGCAGTTGCTCTTAGTATATCAGAGGCAGAAGCTGAAGAACTAAAAGAGCTATATGTAGAAAGATTCCTAAAAAAGACTCCTTGGTTTAAAGATGTAAAGAAATTTGCAAAAAAGAATGGGTATGTTTTGACATCTTTTGGTAGGAAGAGAAGAATAGATAATCTTACTTTTCCATATAACCCATACCAAACTGATGAGGAACGTAGAGAAATTCGTGGTCTTATGGCGGCGGGGTATAGAAAGGCAGTTAATACACCAATACAGGGTACTTCTGCTGACATAACTAAAATAGGGCTTAATACGGTTCATAGTTTTTTACAAAAAGGATCTTACGACATACATCCTATATTAGTTATCCATGATGATTTTGTGTTTGAAGTAAACAACAAATATCCTCCAGAGGATATAATCCCAAAATTAAAAGATTGTCTTGAGATGCTATTTAAAGATAAGGTAAAACTAACTGTTGATAATAATGTATCAACAATTTCGTGGGGAGCAATAAAAGGATAATGGTAGCACATAAACAAATAGAAGAATTATTAAAAGTTAGTGGATTAAATAAGAAAAAGGCAGATTTACTTCTTGGCCAGATTATTGCTAATATATGTTTTAGCTTTATGAAAGAAGTGTCTGAGTATATCTATAAGGAAAGGGCAACAAGACAAGCAGAATATAATTCGTATTGTGATAGCATTTTTACTGAAATAGCTATTAGCATAAAAAATGCTCATAAGTGTGGAACTTTTGAGGAGTTTCATAGTAAGATTATGAGCCCAATTTATAGTGTACGTGTTATAGTTAATAATTTAGCAGATAAGTATGATTTTATACAAAATAATTGTGATGATCTTGAACTTTTAATAAATTTAAAAGAAGAAAGTGAACAAATTTATAAAAAGTTCTTCAAAAGAGCACCACGGAAACGGAAGGTTAAGGCGCATGGGAACAAATAAACAAGATAGAGATGTTAGGCTGAAGAAGGAAATCGTTCAAATGATGGGTGAGCGAGATGAGAGTATCCGTCAAGCCTTTGAACAATTTGATCAAAAAGTTGGTCAAGGTTTCCAAGGGGTGGAATACAAACTTTCTATCGTAATATCGGCATTAAACTTGCTTGGTATTAATGAAGAAAAGTTACAAGAAATTGCAAAGGGTATTCAAGCAAAAATGGGGGGTGAACAAAATGAACAAAACCAAGGTGGACCTACTCCTACAGAGAGCATCGAAGATCCTAATGAATCAGAGGAACAACCTCCAAGCAACGAAGGAGGGGACGAGCATTTTGGATGAGATAGACGACCTTCTTAGTGGATTATCCGCTTTTAATGATGATGTTATTAATGAATCATTAAGCGAGAACTTCCCAGAAGATAGTATTATGTCTGATCTAGATGCTTCTGGTCTTTGTGTCTTACTTATTAATAAGAAAGACAATTTTGATGGTCGTGAAAGTACATGGTTTGATATGGAGAGTGTGTAATGAATATTTTGATAGGAGTTGCAGGGAAACCACGTAGTGGTAAGGATTCAATAGGAGTTCATTTAGAGGAGCATCATGGATTTTTCAGGTATGCTTTTGCTGATTATTTAAAATGGATTGCTGTTGAATATTTTGGATTTAGTAAAGAAGAGTTATGGGGAGAAAAGACAGAAGAATCTAGAAAATTCTTACAAGAATTAGGAAGATTCTGTACAGATATTGATACAAATTTCTTTGTTTCAAAAGTAGTTAAAAAGATTAAAGTAGATTATGAAAAGTGTAAACGGGATGGTATTCCTTTTTCTGCTGTCATAACAGATGTACGTAGAGAAGATGAGTTAAAACTATTTGACAGGAATAGTACATTCTTTTTGACTTATGATGAAATAATGAATTCAGGGATTAGTATGAAAAATGCTTTTGACAAAATAGTTCTTGTAAAAGTAGAAAGACCTTTAGAAATTATTTTACAAGAGGAGCCAGGACTTGAGGAGAATATGAAACATCCTGTTGAACAATTAACTAATAACTACGATAAATGGGATTATTTAATTTCTAATAATGAGGGAATGGATGTCCTTAAGTCTCATGTTGATCGTTTAGTGTTAGACTTAAAAGAGGATTCTAATAATGATCTTAATAAAAGGGAAGTTGTATGATAATGTAGATGAGGCTATTCTATATTTTGAACCAACAATTAGACAATTAACAAATATGTTCTTAGGTATGCATCCTGAAAAGGATGATTGTAGGCAAGAACTTCGTATAAAAATATGGAATTTATATAATAATAAGGAAAGAGAATTTAATAGTGGCTATGTAACAAGGAGACTTAGGTGGGACACTATTAATTTTATAAATAGAAACACAGGGTATAATTGGTATAAAACATTCAAGTCATTAGATACTATGAAAGAAACAGAGAAAGATTTATTATTTAGCTCTCTTGAAAATAAAGGGAATATAACAAAGGATGATGAATTAGAAATAGAGAGCATGATAATAAAAGCAAAAAAACATCTTTTACCAAGACAGTATGAAGCCTTAACTTTATTTCTTAGTGGGGCATCTACAGAAATGATAAGAGAGTTTCTTGGAACTCGTAGTAGAAATATGACAAAATATTATCTTCTGTTAGCTGAGGCATTTGCAATATTACGAGAGGTAGTGCATGACACAGTTGAAGGTTAAAGAGGCTCCTCTATATAATGTTAAAAAAGAGGATGTCATAAAATTTTATCATTTTGTATACGCCTTTATCCTTGATTTAAAAAGGAGAAAAGGGGACAGAGTAACGCATCGTCATCGTGCGGCAGTTAAAGAGCCAGGGTGGGCTGCTGCTGAGATCATTTATTTAGCTCTATATGGCTATACAAAAAAGACAAAATTTTCAAAGAAAACACAATATCTAAAATGGAAAAGTGCCCCGAAGTCTTTTGAGAAACGTGTAATTTATTTACTAGGTACAGAGGGTATAAAGTATGTTAAAGAAAAAGAAAAAGAACTTTTGAATATAAGGGAAGAAAGAGGTGTGCAAGGCATAGCCCCGGTAAGCACCATATCGTATGAACTACGAACAGGGGACGAAGAAGTACAAATAAGAATGCAACGGTATATTGAAGATTTTGATTTACACTCTGCTGTTGATATAGATGTGCTTAAAAACCTTGTTCAAACACAGATACTTATTGAAAGTGCTCACAAAAATTTGTCAAAGGGTGAGGGTACCTCTTTTGACTTAAAATCATTAGCTTCACAATTAAAAGATTACGCTTTATTACTTGGTCTTTCTAAAAAGGATAGATTAGATTTTGGGGCAGAACGTAAAAAAGGTAGCATTGCAGAACTAGCTACAGTATATGAACAAACATTACAGGAATATCCTGAGATAAAGCATGATTTTCTAATGGATGAATTAAACATGCTTCTTGATAAACACGAACGTCTAAATGAGGACGGGGAGAGAGAGATAGCTTCTAAGTCTTTCAGAATTATTTCTGGTGGGTTTACTATAGAAGAGGCTCTTTCTATGACAGGTAGAAAAAGAAAGAATGCAAAATCAAGCAAAAACCGTTCATCTAACACGTAAAGAAAAATTATATGGATTGAAAATGGTTCACTTTTACAGAAGGCATCCAGTGCTTGCTGTACGTGACCTATTAGGCTTGCCTGTTAGTGCCCCCCACTTTAGAATAGCATTAAGAGCCGCTTGGTTTTGTGACCACTCTATCCTTCTGCTTTCCCGTGGTATGATGAAGTCTACTATCAATGCTATTATCTCTATTCTTAAATCTATATTATACCCAAACAGAACACAACTTGTTCTTGGTCCACAGTTCCGTCAAGGTCGGATGATTTTTGAAGACGCTGGAATAGAAAAAGTACTTAGTGATCGTATGGGGATGCAAATACACCGACGAGGATTTGCCAACCAATCCTGTAATACTCCAAAAAAAGTAATTAATAAGGGTACAAATGATATATGGAGAGTTAAGTTTAAAAACGGATCACAGATTGTTACTGGTCCACTTGGTAAAAAAGGAAGTTCTCTTCTAGGATTACGTGCAAATGATATTAGACTTGATGAAATGCGTGATTTTACAAAGTACCAAGTAACAAAAGTAATTCATCCTTTTGCAAATGTTCTTGCAGATCCCTTCAGTAATGCAGCAGAACACGAAGATTTTGAGGGCAATACTTTTATGTATGGTGGTACAATCAGGTATACAGACGATTACTATTATGAAATTATAGAAGAATTCAAAAAGAAGATGGAAGTTGACACAGACTTAAAAAAATATGGATTTTGCCCAAGGTTAAACAGGGGCAAGTACTGTGTGGTTGAATTTAATTATGAAGATGCTTTTAGTTTGGCACAAGGAACTAAACGTCCTAAACAATATACAGTAGATATTGTGGATGAATTAACTAAGAACAGAAAAATTCATTTCCACTTTAGAATAAATATAGAAGAAATAGAGTCTGCAAAGTTTTCTGATACTGTAAATATAGAGGATTGGTTAGCTGAAAACAAGAATAGACCTATAAAACTAGGTAGTAAAGAGTTTCCATACTTATTACTACAATCTATATCAGATTTAATTGAATTTGACAACCCTGATATGGTTAATTCTGATCTATTATTCCCTGAATATTTGAGTGAAGCAAAGAACTTTTCTCGTAGTGGTGACTTTGTTGCACCGTTGGAGCCCCTTATGGATTGCCCTTTAGAGACAGTTATGGGGGTAGATGTGGCTACAGAGAGTGATAAATTTGCAATTGTAATAATTAGACCAGGCACAACACAGGGTAATTTATTTGATAATATTGTGTATGCCTTTGCAAAATCACACATGAGTTACTCAGATATGCGAAATAAATTGTATGAGTGTATAGATTTGTACAATATTGTGTTATTTCATATGGACAAACGTGGTGGTGGAACTGCCCTACGGGATATGTTACGGGAACCTGAGGATGAAGCGAGGCCATCCCTTGTTGATGAGGCCACTGATCCTAAGGCTATTTTGCACCCTAATAGGGTCAATATGCTCCGTATGGTCAATGCTACGGCTGAATATAATACAACAAGCGTTAATACAATTAAAGCACGAATGCAATCAAAAAAGTTGTTAATACCAAGAATTGTTAGTATTCACCCAGATCCTTTAGTAAGTGAAATTTACAACGATTTACTAGCATTACGTAGTCAATTTGGTAAAATCAAATCTAAACCTATTGGTGGAGGATGGAAAAAGTACTATGTCCCAGAGACAAAATCTACAGACGAGTCTCTAGAACGAGGTTATAAAGATCTTTTTAGTGCTTCATTATATGCAATGAACGCTATTTTGGAGCATACTGGGATTAAGGACCTTATTGATAAAAAGAAGAGATTTGATAATATTCCGTTGCCACATTATATAAATGTTGCGCCAATTGTTAGGAGGTAACAAAGTGGGCGAACCTACTATTATTACAGAAGTTATGTTGACAGATAATTCGGTTGTTGATTCTTCACGGACATCACATGCTGCATCTGCAACTACATATTGGTTATCAAGGAATTTGCCGACAACAGGCAAATCAACGTTAGATTCCACTATTGGAGGCTATAACTGCGAAGTTGCAAAGTATTACTTTGAGGGTCATGGTAGTGGTAATTATGTTACAAATTTTAAATTTTACTTAGCTGATAGGAATGCTGTAGCACAAGATATGACTTTTTGTACATATGCTACAGATACATTTACAGAGCCAAGTACCATTAGTGAGTCTGATATCTATAATTTTGTTGGGGATTGGGAAGAAGCAGAGTATGCCATCCCTTCCTCTTCAAATTTAGGTACAGATGCCACATTTGCATCTAATGATGATCCTACATGGACACAGCTTATCTATTTTGCTGCTGTTGTAGAATCTGGGGCGACTACAGGGACTTCCTCTTGGGTTAACAAGTTGCTGTATCAATACACTTAGGAGAGGTTATGCTAAACTGGAATGCTTTTGGGACACATGAAGGAGGACAATTTGCCCTTCTGGATACAGATGATTGGGGAAAAGATGTTGTAAATGGTGTTGGTATTGACAGTATTTCTCATTTTGAATTAATTAATGAAGATCAAAAAGTAATGCTTTTTGTTAGAAAAGGTGTTATACATATAGGGGAAGATAACTCTCTTAAATTGGGTATAAATTTAGGTGGTTATATGTACACCCTTTATGATAGTTGTGTTTTCTCATTAGAGGATATTGCTCCATTTACTACAGCAGTATACACAAGTTCTACTAATAAAAGTGAAGATCTTGGTAAACATTTAATGTTAAAGTATAAAGTTACAGCAATTATGGATAAACTTGAAAAGAAGAAAATTAAACTTGATACCCCAATAGAAAAAACTTTTTTATTGCATTTAGATAAATATGGGTATCTATCTATCTGTTAGGAGATATTATGGGTTCTGAACAATTACTTATAGGTAATATTGCTATTGCTTCTATTATTATAAAGACTATTATTTCTGGGTTTAAACAAATCTTTCCGTTTAAGCCTTTATATGCTCAAATAGCAGTAATGGCTTTGGGTGTGGGGACCGCATTTGTAATAAATGCTACCTTGTTAGAAATAGCAGATCCAACCCCGCTTGCTGTCGTTTTACAAAAGACGCTTGCTGGTCTTTTTATTGGTGCTACTTCTATGGGTGTCCATGAAACCACAAAGGCAATGACAAAAAATGCGTAAAAATGAAGCTCCTCTGGAATTTCCTGAAATTGAACCACTAAAAACCTTAGCAGACTATAGTTCTTTATCTGATGAAGATTTATCTTTACGGCAAGCAACAGTAACAAAATATTTGGTTACCTTTGCTATAAATTATAGTAGGCGAGTTAAGACTAGTACTGATTACCTATTAAAAGAGGTTAATGAGTACAAAGACATAGCGAATTATCGCTATGATAGTAAGGCGGCGAAAGAGAAGGAAGTACAACTTTCCAGAAAGTTGATAGAGGCAGATGAATTGTGTGGTACTGTTCTTGATAGAATGGTATCTTTTTGTATTACTCCTGGTAATATAGAAAATGTAAAAAACAAAGAGTTGTTAGTTCTTCTTAATAGATGGAAGGACTATGTGGGGAATTTGGAGAGTGAAAAAAATAATAAATCAAATGTCTTAGTTGCAAAACCCATGGGTATTGGTATATTATTTGAACAGGTGTTAGAACGATTATTTGTTGATGGTGACGCTTTTGTTTCTGAAGTGTGGGCTGAGGATGTTGTAATAGACGGCGAACAAAAAACGTTACCTTACAAATTTAATATATATGATACATTACTAATAGAATATGATGAACAATCTTTTATTGCTAATGGTCAAGAAAAAGTATATGTAAATTTAGATTTAGCTACAACTGATTATTACAAAAAGAAAGGGACACAAGTTCCACTTTTTAAAGAAAATTCAATGCCCTTTACAACACACCTAAAACTACGACCAAAGACATTTAGTTTCTGGGGTACATCTTTCTTTAAGAGGGCCTTTCATCCTGTTGCAGCTAAAAAAAGAATAGAAGCACTAGAAGTTAATACTATAGAAGGATTAATAAACAGGCTGACTATTTTAAAGGCAGGTAAACTTGATTCTGAATCTGAGTCTGGTATAATAGCACCACATAGGTTGGCTATTTTAGAACGTCTTATTGCTCAACCAAAAGTTAATAATATGTTGTTATGGCCTGGGGACGATATCTCTGTATTAGATATTGGTCCTGATGCTGGTTTATTAACTTATGAGAAAAAATATACGGAAGCAAATGAGCAAGTGTTGGCTGCTTTAGGCTTCCCTAGAGTTCTCGTAGATGGTGAGAATACCACTACTGAGAACTGGCACAAATTTCTTGGTGTGATTTCATATATAGATAAAGTAAGGAATAATTATATAATTCCTTGGATTAATTCTGTATTAAGAAAAATAGCTGTTAAGAATGGGTATGAAGATGAATACCCAAGGTTCTCTTTTTCTAGAGTTAAACTACATGATCTACAACAAATGCTTAATTCTGTTAAGGTATTTTATGACCGTGGCCTTATGTCTGAGTTGTCTGCTGTTACTAGTGGTGATCTTGATTATGAGCTAGAACGAGCTAGGCGTGAGGTTGAAGTTGAAGAAGGAATGATTAGTCAATTCGGTGGTCCTCAAGCATTACCATTTAGTAAAAATACTCCTGATGGTTCTGAAAAGGAGGGGACCACTAGCCCAGACAAAGACATTGAAAAACCAGAAGCAAAGGAAGCTAAAGTAGCTGCTTCCATAAATGATGTGGATAGAGAAGCCCTTATTGAGGTATTTGAAGATTATATCTTTGCTTTACATGATTTATATACTGAAAAATTAGTACAAGCAATAAAACTAGGGTTCTATAATACAATAGACTTTGTTATAAATACTTATGGGGCGCATCTTAAAAAGACAACAGAAGAGCAGATGAAGATATTATTCAATCAAGAAGTATATGGATTTCATGTAGAAAATGATTTCTTAGTTGCTGCTATTGATTGGATTGATACTTTCTATGATGGTTATATTGATGAGATTTCTATTGAAATTAAAAATGTTGTAAAAAATAATGAGGGGAGAGTGGCAGTATTACCAGACCTAATAGCTGGTATTATGGCTGCGCTAAAAACAAAAAGGTTAAGATTATATAGTTCATCAGTTTATAATAAAGCGAAGTCAGCAGGGGAATTAACACAATTAAGGGCTTCGGGAACGAAGAACATGCAATGGAAATCAGCACTATCTGAACGAACATGCGAGTGGTGTGGTGAGATGCACAACCAAGTACTTACCTTGGACAACTTCTTTGCTAGTTTCCCTCCGCATCCAGACTGTGAGTGCTGGGGCGTTGGTACTGCTTTAGAACTATCTGAAAATTCGCCCGAAAAAGATAGAAATAATTGGAGCAAAGTAGCAACCTAATAGGAGAGTCTAACAATGGAACAGACCACAACCGAACTTTTAATAAAGCTGTTGGTGGAATTCGGCCTACCAACCTCTTTATGTTTTTACTTGTTAATATCATTTGAAAAGAAAATTGATAGAATTATTTCTTTAGTTGATAGGTTGACAGGAATTATTCTTAAAATGTCGGATATTGATAGGAGTGATTTAGATGCCTAATTTTTTTATAGAAAATCCTGAATCAATTATATTCACAGTAGTATTTTTGGCAATGTTTATATACGGAATAAACAAGAATATTGTATACTCAACTAAAGTATCTGAATTAGCAAAAAAGTTAAATCTATTAGCTCCAGATTCTTTAGACGAATACGCCGATGTTCATACAAATCTTGATTTTGCTTCTGCTGATCCAAACTACGGTATATTATCCTTAGTAGCTGATAAGTACCACAAGGGTTATGATTTTATTATTATTGACCAACCAAAAGCAGGATCACAAGTTCCTTTACATAGGCATAAAAGGTCTAATGAACTATTTTATGTTCTTAAAGGAAAAATCCGTATATATATATGTGATAAAAAAGCCACAGTTGCTGATTGTTTAGAAGGATGTGAAAAGGCCACAGAACTATCTGTTGGTGATTGGTTATTTGTTGAAGCAAAAAGAGAGCATTGTATTGAAGTAATAAAACCCACAAAATATATTGTTATAGCAAAACCCCAACTATTCTCAAGGATTGGTAAATTATATGAATTCTTATTCAAGAAAGAAAACAAACAAGCATAGGTCTAATGGACTTATTAATAAGGATGAGATTACTGCCGGATTGAGAAAGTCGGTTATTTCTGTGTTGTCAAACACGGACAACTTTGATCATCTTGTTGGTGATCCTGTGTTGATTTCTGACATAGCAGACGCTGTGTTCGCTTCTATTTATAAAAAGAACGGGAGGCTGTTCGCTGTGCGTAAGGGTGACACTTTTGATAGTATGATTGAAAGTATCATGTTTAACACAGAAAAAGTATGCCAAGTAAAAGAAACTAAGAAGCAAATTCTTAAGGCTGCTGAAGTTATTGTATCAGAAACTGTTAATACTGTAGCTTTGGAAGTTCTTAGTGCCAGCGTAACCGATAAACTTGATTCTAATATTAGTAAAGAATTAGACTTTTTTGAAAGTAAATTTAAGAATGAAGTAGACAGATTGGTATATGCTGGCTCAAACATGAGCCTTAAAAATTTGCCAGCAAGGAAAGATTTGTTGTATTTAGATCTTATCTTAGTTGCTGAAGGCACAAATGCCAATAAAGATACTATACTGGCAGAAGAACTACAAGAGAGATACCTTACTCTTATTGGTATGCCCTTAGTTGAAGAACACGAACCACAAGCTATACGTGGTGTTTTCTTTGATTCAAAATTAGTAAGAATTAAGCCAGGAAAAGAAAAGGGATCTGTAAAGATTGTTGCAAAAGGTGGAAGATTAGCTGTTAGAGCAAAGGCTTATGTCTATAAAAATAGATTCCCAAGGGAAGCCTATTTACTTAAAGATCGCCAAGAAAAGGGGCTATTACGGTATTCTGTGGAGTTAGCATTTAGTCTTTCTGAGTGCGGTGTTTGCGGAAAAACCTTTAAGGCTTCTGAAACATATTGTGAGCATTTACTGTTAAGGCATAGTGTAAATGATCCAATGTTTAGTAGAATAGTACGTGATATTTACTTTATCGGTGGGGCATATACAATAAACCCGGCTGAAAAACTAGCTGTTTCATTAGAAGTTACTGATCCAATTGACGAGAAACCATCAAAAAGTAACAAAACAGGTGCTTCTTGTGTTAATACTATAGACGATACTGGCAAGGTCGTTGACAAGAGATTAGATTCTCATGAAACCACAGATAAAAATAATGCTGATGGGGATAATAAATCCTCAAACCCAGATGGAGGACAGCAAATGCTATATAATTATAACTCTGTTGAAGACCTTCTAGCAAGTAAAGAAGTCGGTGCCTTAGTTGAGTCACAGGTTTCTAATATACTTGATGAGGAACGGGAGAGTTTTGAAGCCTCTCTTACCGAACTAGAAGATACTCAAAAAGGTTATAAAACACAGATTGAAGAGCTAAAGGCTTCCTTGGTTGAAAAACAGGCCGAGCTAGACAAAGCAAAAGAGACTCTTTCTGCTATGGAAGTAGAGAAAAAGATTTCGGATGCTATTTTAGACCTTCAAAATGCTGGTTATACCTTTGACTCAGACGAGGAAATTAAAGCCTTCTCTGATCAAATTAAAGAAATGTCTCCGGATCAGGCTTCCTTTATCATTGATATGATGAAGAAAACTATTACAGCTACTGAGGATCCTGTTAAGGAATCCAAGGAAACTGAAGATGATCCAACCACAGATCTTGATGAAGGATCTACAAAAGCTTCTGATGAATCGAACGAGGAATCGAACGATGAGTCTATTGAAGCCTCACAGCAAGCAGATCTGAATGCATCTGCGGATGATAACCAAACTCTTCTATCCATTCGTAAGGATTGGGACAAACGTGTTAACACGTTGAAAGAACTGTCCTAAAGTACAGATAGTTGATTGGAGGATTCATGAATAAGACAAGCGTATCACATGCTCCTAGTTATGCCCACCAAGGGGAGTTTCTTGCTTCTGGTTTGGTCTATAATTTTGCTGCGTGTGTAGAAGATACTTTCGACTTCACTTCTGGTGAAGGCGTTGAGTACTTACATAACGTCCATTATCTAAAGCAAGTTGCGACTTCTGCTATAGCTCAGGACGGGACTGTAATGATGTATATGGGCTATAAGTGGCCCACCGAAGATGATTACTATGAACGTAATGGTCTTTATGCTGATAGAATTGTTGACGGTGAGGGTATTATCGGATTGCAGATGATGCCTGGTGTTCGTATTCAAGAATACGTTGGCACTGATTATACCGTTGGTGGTCCTGAGGCTTCCGATGTCAAGTTGGGGGCGTTAGCTCCTATTGATTGGTCTGCTGTTGCTTACGGGACTGTCCTGTATCTAACGGATAAGGGCCAATTTACTACTGCTACCACAAATAAAATCGTTCGTGCTCAATTTATTGAGATGAAGGGTATGTGGGTTATGCTAGAAATGATACAGCCTTACCAACCGTAATCAAGGCTTTATTTTAAGGAGGCTACATAGTGGCTGATACATTAATTTCAAGAGAGCTTTCTCAAGCTCTTGGCCTTGAAGCCAAGGACAAGGAGCTTTTGGTAATGCTACAGTCGATTGATTGGCGTGACCCTGCTTCTGAGTCTGATAGATACATGTTCGCTAAAGAAATTGTACGTCAGGCAGAAGATCTGGTTCAGTTAGTTGACCCGACTCCTCTTATGTTAAACCAAACTTCATATGATCCTAGTGTTACAAACATTAAGTTCACTGATGTTGTTGGTTTTGAAGCTAAAGCCGTTACCGCTGGTGGACACAAAGAGGCCATCCGTGTTGACAACGAGATCGTTAGTATGCCTATTCCTAGGCGTTACGATCATGTGACCATTGAAATTCTCAAAGAAGACCTTGAACTTGGTACCTATGGTTCCATTGCTGGTCTACGAGAAGGAATTGCTGATGCACTCCTGCGTAAGAAAATCAATGCTGTCTGGGCGGCTTGTAACGATGCTATTACATCTGCGGATCTCACAGGGCAATCTACTGGAAATGATAATTATATATCTCTTCCCGGTGGGGCTCTTACTGAAGATGCCGTTGATTATGCTATTGACAAGATGGATGCGGAAGGTGGCGGGGTCTATTCGATTCTTGGTCATCCTTCCAAACTTAATCCTATCTCTAAGTTCGCTACGTTCCAATCCATTATGCCTGAGCGTCTTAAGTTAGACTACTGGCGTACTGGTTTTATTGGTCTTTATCGTGGTGCTAACTTAGTTAAGATTCCTGCTGTTGTTGACAAGAAATACAACATTGCACCTACGGACGCATACTCTGTGTTTGTTCTTGGTGCTGGTCTGGGTGAGATCGCCCAGATTAGAGGTATGACCGCATCAACTTGGGACGATCCTGCAAGAGATGTACAGTTCATCTCGGCGCAGCATAAATATGTTGTGCTTACGTGGCAACCTAAGGGTGGATTCCGTATCCGCCTGTTCTAACGGTTGTGAAAGTTTAGGGGGGCCTAGTGCCCCCCTATAACAGGTTAGGAGAATTTTATGGAGAAGAGAGGCATAGTTGTAAACGATCCCCGAAGTGTTGTTCTAGTTGTTAATAATTCTGGTGGTACTATTTGTTTACCAAGGGAACACAATAAAGATATTATTTTTCATCCAGGCGAACTTGCCCAGATAGAGTGGGCAGAATTTGTTAGGTTTAAGAATATTCCACATTTTGGTAGGTTCTTAAAACTAAGTGATTCAGTTGTAATATCTGATGGAAAAGTAAAAATTAGAAATGTAGTTGGAAGTATTTCCAATGACGAATTAGTAGACCTTTTACCTCAAGGCGTTTCTGTAATAAAAGAATTTACTTTGACCCTAAATGCGGCAGAACGGCATATTTTACATAGTTTTCTTGAGCAAAGGGCTAAACTTGGTATTGAAACAGAAAAATGTGAAGAAGTTATTGAATTTATTGAAAAAGAATTTCCAGAAGAAGAACTTGTTTCAAAAGAAAAAGAAGAAACAGTTGAGCCACAAGAAGCTGCACCTAAGAAAACAAGGAAAAAGAAAACAAAAATCTCTATAAAGGGCGATAAAAAACTTGTTGAAAATGAGGAGCATCTTTCTGTGAATGTTATAGACATTGATGGGGATTCTGACTAATTCTTAACAAGAATTAAACTGAACTCCCGATCCTTTTGTTTAGGTTATCGGGAGTTTTTAAATATGAGGAAAGAAACATGGCCCCAAATTTACCAATAGAATTTACCGATGAAGTTAGGCTCGAAATAATAGCTGAAGATACCTATTTAGATGAAGAAATATGGACGTTTGCTAGAAAAACTGCACAACGAATAAATCCATTAATTCAAGGTGATGCTTTTGTTGAGGATGGTACATCTGTGTGGGATTATACTATATCTGGTAGTGCCCAAATAAATGATCCAGCCTATTGGGAAATAGTAAAGTGGGGAACAGTTCACCTTATGTTAAAACATTATATGCATAAAATGATTGCAGAAGGTGTTGGAATTTCCGTTGGCCTTGGGTCTGAACGTATAGATACCAAGAGTTTATTATTAACTGTTAAAGAATTGGTAAAAGATGCTGGGAAAACTTTAAAGGAAAAAATATTAGCCTATAATCTCGTAACTGTCCAAGGATATGTTGTTGACTTATATATAAGTGAAGAAGTATGGTAACTTATAACAAGTATATGAATATATTGCGAAAGCAATTTATACCATTAAAAACCTTTGGTGTACAGTTGCCTCCTATTAAGGAGGACTGTACTTGTGTTGTAAATTATTCCTTGTCATTGATGAACTCTCCTGCCGAGTACTGTGCAGCTTGCGATAACCGGGGATATATAGAAACTCCTGTAGTTTTTGACATTACAGGCTCTCTTGTTGATTTTGCGTCTGATTCAAATTCATATGCCAATGCTTTAATTATATCAGAAGCTGGTGATTTTGATTATCAACGATATGTAATTCATGCTGATCTTGAAGATTGTAAAGTAGAGGATTACGATTACCAGAATTGTTTTGACTTGGCAAAATTTGTAACAATAGATGTGGAAGACTACAAGATAGAAACCATAGATAAATCTACACTACTGGGTCAGATACGGGTTATAGTTTCAAGATCGAATTAAAGGTACTAAGGGAAAGGACAAGAAGAAATGGATTCTAATAACAAAAAGATAATTGTGGGAAGTATAGATAAAGAACTTAATAACGAAACAAGTAGAACTATCAGAAAAGTAATGGAAATACTAGAAAGATACACTAATTATGAAACACTAGATGCTGATAGAAAAGCTATTGTTCGGGATACAGTTCTAAACCAAATAAATAGACTAGTTAGAGTTGCAAAGCATAAACAGACCTTAACTTTTTCAAACGAGAAGTAATATGGCTATAAGCGGTTCTTTTATTAATAAACCTGGTGCTATGGATAAGGCACGTGCTGCTTTAAATAAATCTGGTCTAATTTTCTATTTTTCAGTTAGTTCATTAGATATAGAAAATGAGTTAAGAAAATTTAATAATGCTCTTGCATCTGATTTACTTAAAGAATTAAAAGCAAAGAAACCTGCAAAAGTAATACAAAAGAAATCAGAAGCTAGGTTACTTGGAAGAGTTTCTGCAAGTTCACAAAGAATTATGTCTATAATGGCAGCTATGAAGAGAAATACAAGATATACTACCTATAGTGGTCGTGAGACAAAACATGTAGGTAAGGCAAGAAATATTAGAATGCAAATGTTTGATATTAAAGAATTAGATAAAAAGACTAATCTTAATAAATTAGATAAGTACTTTCCACAAAAACATATTGCGCCTCTTCATGATAATCCAATGCGAAACTTAAGTTCGGCAGCTTATAAATATAGAGGTATGGTAAAATTCTCTTTGTGGAGAATGTTTGAGTACAAAACAAAAGGCTCATATCGTATTCCTTTAAGAGCAGAAGGCCCACTTCATTTTACAGTAGACAGTGATGGTCATAGTACTTGGAAAGTCCAGCGTACTGTAAACTGGACTACACGTGGAGGCGGCATTGCTAGATCTGCTTATTTTATGTTAGATGATAGTAGAAAAATGTATAAAAGAGATCAAGGTGTTTTTGCAAGAGCAATTGGGTATGGTGTCCAAAAAATTATCAAAAACAAGACGAGGTTTAGATAATGCAACTTTTTGATGCCAGTACCTTAGGTATAGATATTTTGTGTGAACTATCTGTTGGTTGGTTTTTTACTGATTTATTAGATAGTTCCGGATTTCACATAATTTACAGGCCAGATGGAACTACTCCTGTAAATTTCATAAATGGATTTGCTTGGTTGGATGATCTGGAACGTAAGGATGTAGTAACACGTGCAGATTTTACCGATTACAGGCATCAAATACCCTTGCCAGTGGTATCGTATGATTTTGTAAGTGATTATGCTGAAAGTATAGAATTAGGTAGTAAAACAAAAAAGAAGACGTATAACCTCTCCTTTATAATTGGGGCAGAAAATAAAGCGCAAGCTGTTAATTTAGCTAATTTTGTATCTACAACACTGAATGAGAGAGAAGTGCCTATATTAAACTATAATGTGGACGCAAAACCCAAAATTGGTGTTATTTACTTTGAAGACATAATTACTACTAGACTTTTTGATGTGTTTTCCAAAACAGATCTTGCCAAAAAGTTCTCATTGACCATATCAAGTGATGCGGTTGCTGAGTTTAACAATAATTTTTAATAAGAAATTCTCGTAAGGAGGATTAAAGTGAGCAAACCTAATGAAATAAGACATCCGCAAGCAGCTTTGCTTGCAGAAGAATATGTCTGTCAAAGAGTTCAATCTCTCGGGTATACCGCAGATTTGAATTCCGAAGAGGTTCACCAGCTTACAGATGCTAATGTGGTTGAGGTCGTTGATTCAGATCCTACGGTTTCTCTCTCAATTGACATCAATGAGTTTGGTTCAATTAATATATATAATCAATTAGCAGGATTTACTGCTTTTCCTACTAGCTTTGATACTGCTGATGCAAAATATGGGTTTACAGAAGCTACACTTGATAATACAAACCATCGTGATGGTACTATTTCCCATGTTGACTTTGGTGAAATAGGTACTGATTTCATGGTTCATGTCAAGGAAACCTCAGATGGGACTACTACTAGAGCCTTGTGGTTTAGTAATTGTTTCATTGATAGTCTCTCTGGTACATATCAGGTTGATGGTTTCGCTTCAGAATCTGTTTCAATGTCTGGTTCTGCCCAACGGTGGTTCTTAAATGCATGGGCAGGGGCAACTATTGGTTATAGTGAATGGCTTGGTGTTGGTGGTGTTGATCACTCTATGTCAGATCTAGGTTCTGATGGTTCTGTTTTATATCTTACTGAAGACGGTATTATATTATCAGATAGTCTCTACACTGTTGCAGCCGCCCAATTTGTACAAGCTGGGGGACATGATTTCCCTGAAGACAGTAGATTCCGTTATATCTATGTTCCTAGTACAGTAGTTTTCCCAACTATTCCTCAAGACACTGGTACTCTTATCGGTGGAGTGAAAGAAGGGGAAATTGAGTTGATAATGTGGGATTCTGATTTAAAAGCGGAACCCGGCATTGGTGTTGACGGTGCTGCTGATATTCAGGCACTTCGGGTACAGTCTATTGATTATGAAATCTCTTTTGATAGAGAAGATTTGAAACAACTGTATACTGGTACTTACTATAAGGGCTTGAATACTATTACTGTTACAGCTAGTCTAAATGTCCTTGATTCTGATCTTCAAATGTGGGCTTTAGCTACTGGAAACACTAATAACTATACTAATGATATAGTTAATACCATGTCCTTAGCTGATTTTCAATCTATGAGTACTCTTGATGCTCGTATTGATGTCTTTAATACTAAAGACTATTTACTACATGCTGGAGATACTCTATTGAAATCCATTACCCTTATTGGGGGCAAGGTTACATCTGTTGGAGATTCCAGAGATGTTCCTGGTCGTGGTAGTCAAACGTTTGAAGTTCAATTTACTAATGCTCATTTCACTGGAACTGGGCTTGTCGGTAGGTAAGTTTAATTAAAATTATCTGGGTCAGTTGAGTAATTGACTGACTCAGATATTAATAAGGTGTAGTAATACACAGGTATGTAGGTAACTACTTGGAGGATGATATGACTAAGAAAGTAGAAGAAACTGTTGTTGAGGAAGTTGTTGTTGAAGAAGAAGAAAAAAAAGAGACTAAAGAAGACTCAGAATTATTTACTGTAATAGCTTCCGGAGAGAAAACTATTACATATACAAAAGAACCCCATGGGTTTGATCTTGTTGTAAAATTCAAACTACCAACAATGAGTCAAAAAAGTACTGCTGACATGTTATATGCTAAAAAGTATAACAAACTCCTACAAGATGATGACCATCTAACAACCTCACAACTATTAGAAACAGCAAGACGGCGTAAAACTTGGACCGAAGAAGACGAAATTCGTGTTACTAAAGTAGACGCTGATATTATAGATACTAAAGAGTTAGTACAAGATGAGAAAAATAAAAAGAAAAAGGAAAGTTTAGAGGCTGAATTAGCAGAATTTAGGGAAGAGAAATTTAGGTTGGCACTAAAAGTTGGACAGATTACAGGGACTTCCATTGAAGTTCTTTCTGAACAAGAAAGAACCAGTTACATGTTAATTAATTGTTTATATGTTATTGATGCGTCTGGGGAGTCTGCTTTAATGTATCCTACTAGATCCGCTTTGGACGAAGAGCAAGATCTAAAAAGACTAGAAACTGTGTTGCTTGAAGCAAAGAGTTTCTGGTCTGGTGAAGGCTTATCGGATTTTTTGCACTTAGGCGATTAGCTAGAAATTCTTTTGTGCAACTAAGATGGAGAGAGAGTTCACGAAGTGGACTTCCTATGTTCCCTATACAACATGCTTCAGATCTTTCTTACGTCCAGTTGTGGCTCCTGCATTGGGTACAGGTATACGACTGGGCGTTTTCTTTATCAGACAGAGAGAAACCATCAGACAGCGTTTTAGATGATGATGAAAGTTTTGATGATTGGTATAGATACTATGCCGCACAAAAGATGAGAGACTCTAGACAAGGTACTGCTAATCGTAGTAGTAGTAAATCCCACGATAACGTTATAACCTTTTAACGGAGATTAAAATGGCCCAAAGTTCAGACACAGCACGCTTTGTAATTACTGGTGAATTTAGAAGCGGAGAAATGATAAAGCAATTTGAGGCTTCTATTGGTCAGATGTCTAAAATGGCAAGTGCAAAACTTGGTAAAGTAGGCAAAGAGGTAAGTGCTTCCGTAGAGAGTGGAATGGTTAAAGGAGCCGAAGCTGCTGGCGGTAAGATGGCTAAAGGAATGCAGAAGGTAAAAACAGAAGCTAAGGGTGCTGGTAAGAATATTGATGATATGGGCAACAAGATGGATAAGGTTAATGCAGACATATTTACTGCGGTAAAACGTGTCTTATTGTGGGGTACTGCTTCAAGGTTAATCTATAACACTTATGGCAAAATAGCTGATGCTGTAAAAGATGTTGTAGAGTTAAATAGAATTCTTGTAAACATTGAAAAAATTCGTCCTGCTGGACTAGATGTAGATATTATAAGCGAAGATATTTTAGCTAAAGCTAAAAAGTATGGTGTTGCTTTTGCTGAAATTGGCGAAACTCAAAGAACATTCTTCCAGCAAGGTTTTAAAACAGCGGAAGTTATCAAATTAACAGAGTCACAGTTGTTAGCTGTTACTGCTGCTGGGTTAACCGCTGGTGAAGCCATGGAACTACTTGTTAGTTCTATGACTGTTTTTAATATTTCTGCTCAACGTTCCATTACTATTGTTGATAAATTACAAAATGTCCAAGCTAACTATGCGGTGTCTACTCAAGATCTTGCTTCTGCTATGCGAAGGGTTGGTCCTGTCGCTCAAGAACTTGGTGGAGATATTGATCACTTAATTGGACTTATAACTACACTAAAAGAGTCTACTCGTAAATCTGGTGAATTTATTGGTACTGCTCTTACTACAATCTTTTCTCGTACTATAACAAGTGTTGGTGCAAGTCAATTACGTAGAATTGGTGTAGATATTAATGAGACAGCACAGATATTACGTCCTATAAAAGATATTTTTGATGAAGTAGGCAGAGCATGGGCAAACCTTACTGATCAAGAAAGGATTAGTACTGCGTTTGCTCTTGGTGCTAGACGTAGATATCCCCAAGTTATTGCTTTGTTTGAAGATTATGCAAAAGCATTAGAAGTGGCGGCTCTTTCAACAAACTCCTTTGGTGCTGCTCTTATAGCACAGCAAAAAGAAGTGCAATCAGTATCTAGGCAGATGTCTATTGCTACTGAATCAGCTAAACAAGCTGGTATTGCTTTTGTTAAGGCTTTCTCTTTTTCTGGTAGTATTGAATCAGATTTTAAAAAAATAGCAAAAGCTATACAAGATTTTAATAATTTTGTAAAAAAATCAGCTAGACCTCTAGCAAATATGGCTAAATCTCTGGCCTTTTTTGGTACCGTTGCTATTTTAAATGTAAGTCTAGGGGTGTTAGCAAAGAGGATAAGTTGGGTAGGGGTTAGGGCTTTGTTTGTGGCACCTGCTCTTACTGCCATGTCTGCACAAATGACAATAGCAAGTAGATCCGCTTTTATCTTAGGGAAAGCCATAAATCTTATTGGAGGATTCCTCCCTTCTATTGTAATTGCAACGATTGCCTTTACAGCACTTGAATACAAAATTAACCGAAATAATAATGCAATTGGGGATTTAAGCGAAGGGTTCCGTGGATTTTCTGAAGAATCTGAAAGTGTAAAAAGAACTTTAAATGAATATCTTAGTATAGTAAAACAATTTACTCAGGTAGAAGGCCCAAAATCTTTGGTTGATTTTCTTGGTGCTGATTTTAAAGGAGGTAAAGATAGTATACTTGGTTATATGAAAGCAATAGAAGGAGTTGGGGAAGATTTAGAGGGGGCTAATTTTGAGAAGTTTAAACAAGCTATACTTGCTGTTCGTGGTCCTACTGCTTCTGTTGAAGAAGCCTTTTATGATCTTTCTCAAGTTATAGGATTTCTTCAAGCTACTAGTTCTGGATTCAGAAAAGAATTAGAAGAAATGTCTACTCAAGCTAATACCTCTCGTAATATTATTACAGACCTTGCGGTGAGTTTAGCCTCTTTGTTTACAGAAGGGTCAAGATTCTCATCTGAGGATTTCTTAACAGAAGCCTTTGGTAAAGGAACCCTTGATAATATAGATAAAAGAATACAAGATATTGCAAATGAAATATCTAAAGCTGAAAATTCATTTCCTAAAATGTTGTACACAACAGTAGATGAAAGATCAGATTTTGCTGCTTTTCAAGATAGAGTATTTGATGAATTAGAAAAAGAGTTACTTGCTGGTAATGGAAAATTTGCAGAATTAGCAAGGGAAGGTGGGATTCATGGCACTCTGTTTTTAGATGCATACTTCGCCTCCTTAAGGGAATCTATAAATGACTCTCAAGTGGAAGATCAACTTTCACTTTTACAAAGTATCCCTTTCTTTTTACCCCTGCTAATAAAAATAAAAAAACCAACAAAGGAAGAGTTAAATAAGGCATTTAAAGAAGGAGTTGAAGCTCTATCACCAGAAAACATTGAAAAGTTCTATTTAGACGAATATGGTAAGAAAGCAATAAATCTTCAAGACTTTATTATACAAACCGGAGATACTGCTGTTCTTGGTTCTATGGCTAAAGATTTAGCAGAGGCATATGATGTTGAATTACCCACTATATTTAAAAGATTAGAAGATAGATCAAATAAATTTGGTGGGACTTTATTACAATTACAATTAAAAGTCAGAGCCCTATCTGGTAGTGCTGGTTTCTTAGCAGAAAACATGACAACTACTTTTAAGAATTTTGTATTACATACACAAGATTCTGTAAAATTAGCAGAAAGTCTTAAACTTGCTGGTTCCTCCTCTTTATATCTAGGGGGGGCATTAGCAAAATTAGACTTTAAAGCAGTTGGATCCCGCCTAAAAGCCTCATTAACTCAATTAGCAAAAGTTGATACTCTTGATGAACAAATAAAATCTTGGGAAAGAACAAGAGATGCTTATGAAGAATATTTAGTAGTATTAGAGAAAGATCCAAAGACAACGGGATTAAAAATTCAAGCAGCTATTAAAGAATCTGACAGATTAAGTCAGAAAATTGCTGATCTTACTGTTGAGCAGGAATTCCTTGCGACACAAACAGAAGAACTAAATAAAACAATTGAAAAAGAAGCGGCAGCTTATAAGAACCTGTTTACTTATTTACAGAACATAGAAAATGCTTATGGGATACAAAAAATACAGATACAAGCAAATACTGCTGCTAGAAAAAAAGAAATAAAGGCAATGGAGCAATACCAACGTGCTCTAAACAAAATAGCAATACAAACAGAAAAATTAGATGTAGGGGGCTCTTTCGCTGAGGATCTTGCCTTAACTGTAAAGGGCATTACAAAAGATTATCAAGAACAAGCCAAAGCAATTCTTCAAAATATAGCTTTAGATGAGAACAGAACACGTAGTTTAAAAGATACCTTAAAGGGGTATCATGAGGCTCTTGGGGCAAATAATGCCTTTTTGTTGATATCTAAAAGAATCCTTGGTGTAGATCTTTCTGTAAATAAAACTTATCAAGATGCAGACCGTCTACTAAATAATACAAATATTAAAAGAACAGTACAGTACACACATACCTTACGGTTACTTGATTTAAATGAAAAAAATGCAAAATCGCTTGCTAAATCAAACAATAATTTAGATCAACAAAAGGCTATTCAAAAAGCAAACCTTGCTGTAATAAACTCAGTAGTTAGTGCAATTGAAGATGCGGCAAAAATTTCCATAGAGTTTTCTAGAAATATTGCAGAAGTATCTGCAAGTTTTGCAAGATTAGATAGTGGTGGTAGTTTTGCAAAAGAGCTAAGAATTGAACAAGCATTAATAAGAAGAGAAACTGAACTAACAACAAAAGAAATAGATGCTCAAATAGCAAAGATAAAGCAAGCAGTTCTCTTAAAACAAAACGAATTAGGTCTAGCTAATGATCTACTAAAATCTGATTTCGGTAGAACTGCTACTGTAAAACAGTTGCAACAAGCCTTTGAAGAAATGGACTTAGTACAAAAAGATGGGCTTAATGCAATACAATTACAAGCTGCTGGTCAGTTAGAGGGGTTAGCTGCACAGATAAAAAATCTTAAAGCTACCGAAGACAACCAACTTGCCCTTTCTGAATTAAACAATCTTCTTGCAATATCCAACTCATTACATGAAGCAAATTTAGCTTCTATAGATAATTACGCTTCTGGTATCCAAGCCTCAATTGCAGCAACAAGAGAATTTAATAGTGAGTCTGCTCAAATTCTTAAAAATTTCCAATTACTTAATAAAGCTGGGGAATTTGGTAGACAATTAAAAGTTGAACTTGGTGGAATAACTAAAGAATACAAAATACAAAAAGAAGCAATTGCAGCTACTATTGAATTAACAAAAATAAGATTAAAGAAACAACAGGAAACCGCTGGGTTTTATGACGATGTATTACTAGCTGAATTGTCTACTAAAGGTCTTTTAGAAGAGCAATTAAATATTAGAACAGACATTGGTGATGTACAAAAATCCCAACTAAACTCAATTGCTATTGCTGGTCAACAAGAGCTAGAATCCCTACAAATTCAGAGTAAGCAACTAGACAAACAAAAAGAATATGATTCAGAACTTGAACGGATGAATACTCTTTTAAAATTAGCGGCTCGAACTCAATCTGATATTAATGATCTTGCCGCAGGATATGCTAATGCCTTCGGTGATGTTATAAAGAATATTGGTGAAATAATAAATGAGCGTGGTAGTTTAAGAACAATCCTACAGCCCTTTGCTGATGCCTATATAACAAGTGTCACAAAGAGGCTGTCTACTTCTCTACAAACCTATTTTGATGATGTATTGGAATCTTCTGTTGGTGGTCAACTAAAAGAACTAGAAGACCAGCTAAAGAAGAAATCAGAGGCAGAACCATACGATCTTGGCGGCGATATCATCCAACGTAAGTTGATTGATGGTGCTATTGTTACTGGGAATATTATTAGTGCAAAGATTAAGGAAGCTGTTAGTAATATAATACTAACTCAAGGTGAAGTTGTACAAGTAAAGGTAGAAATACCAGAGATTCCCCAGTTAAAACTGGAAGTTCCTGTTTTACCTGCACTTAAAATAGAGGCTCCTGATATCCCTCCTCTATCTTTTTCTATTCCAGAATTACCTAAACTGGAAATTGAAATTCCTGTTCTTCCTGTTTTAAAGGTGGATCTCCCAGAGATACCACAACTTACTTTTGCTATTCCTGTCTTTCCTAAATTGCAAGTGGAGGTACCGGACTTACCTGCTCTACAAGTGGACATGCCAAACATACCTCCATTAACAATAGAAATACCAGACTTCCCTAAATTACAAGTGGAAATACCAGACTTACCTACCTTGTCTGTAGCAATCCCTGATATTCCTTCTGTAACAGTAGAGGTCCCTAGAATACCTCAACTGGATTTAGTGGTCCCAGATTTACCTACATTAAAGGTGGATGTTCCTGTTGTACCTGATCTAGTTATTCCTGAATTAGAAGAATTTGGTATACGTGTTTTTGAAGTACCTACTATAGATGTTAAAATTCCAGAAATACCTCAGGTAACAGTAGCTGTACCAGAATTTCCACAATTAACAATAGCAGTTCCTGAGTTACCTAAGGTTCTTGTGGATATTCCTAACATACCTCCTGTAGTTGTACCGGACATACCTCCATTAAATATAGTTGTGCCTGACTTACCTACTCTGACTGTTGATGCACCAAAACTATATAAAATAGCTGTGGAGATCCCCTCGATACCCCAGTTAAAACTATTAGTTCCAGAATTACCTACATTAAGTATTAAAGTTCCTATAATACCTGAATTAGAGGCCCCTGTAATACCTCAGTTACAATTAGAGGTTCCTGAGTTACCCAAGGTTGTTGTAGATATTCCTAATATACCTCCTGTTGTGGTACCAGTGATCCCGCCGTTAACAATAACGGTTCCTGTACTACCTACATTAACTGTGGATATACCTAATATTCCACAACTGGAACTTCCTAGGATTCCACAATTACAACTGAAAGTACCAGAATTACCTACATTAAGTATTAAAGTTCCTCTAATACCAGAACTGGTAGCCCCTGTAATACCTCAGTTGGAGTTAAAAGTTCCAGAGTTACCTAAGGTTGTCGTGGACATTCCTAATATTCCTCCTGTAGTTGTACCGGACATACCTCCGTTAAATATAGTTGTTCCTGCTTTACCTACATTAGCTGTAGCACTTCCTGATATACCTACAGTAACTGTGGAGATCCCTACAATTCCACAGTTACAACTACAAGTTCCAGACTTGCCTACATTAAGTATTAAAGTTCCTGTAATACCAGAACTGGTAGCCCCTGTAATACCTCAGTTACAATTAAAAGTTCCTGAATTACCTAAAGTTGTCGTAGATATCCCTAATATTCCTACTGTAGTTGTGCCGGATATTCCACCACTAACAATAATTGTTCCTGAACTTCCTACTTTAGTTGTGCCAATACCGGAAATACCTCAAGTAACTATGGTAGTGCCTGTAATACCCCCCATGGAAATTGTTGTACCGGAATTACCAACAGTAGTGTTTTCTGTTCCTGATATACCAGAACTATCTATTGCTGTACCTTATATTCCTGAAAGTATAAAATTAGATGCCCTAGAAGCGGCACAATTAATATCAGCTACTTTGCTTTCTGGTGCGCAAGTTATATATACAAAAATAGCTGAAGCTATAAAAACAGCAACTTCCATTACTATTGCTGTTCAAGATTCTGTAAAGTTAGATGCTTTTGAAGCTCAAATACTATTATTAGATGCCCACAGACAAGGTGCTGAAATAATGAAAGCAAAAATTATTGAAGCAGTACAATTCTTTACTTTAAATGCTGGTGAAGGTGGGGAAGAAGTTAGTGTAGATACTAATGGTGTACAACAAGCCATAACGCAGGGTGCTATAACTGGAGCAAATGCTATTGGCATTAGTACAAATGAAGCGGCAGATAAAATTTCTACCACAAATTTTGGTATTCCTGATACTATAACTTTAGATGCTGCTAATGCTAAGTTACAGCTTATAGAAGGGCACACCATTGGTGCTGAGATTGCAAAAATTAAACTTATTGAAGCATTCTCTTCTTTTAAAATAGCAGACACAGCAATACCAGATTCAAAAGAAGACTCACCAGACCTTTCACAAGAAGCTAGAGTGGCTACTACTACTCTTGTAGAAGATCAAGATTTTGGTAAATTCACTATAGAACAGGATCAGAAGTCTTTAGCTTATATAAATAATGTATCTGCTAAAATTTTAGATGCTCATACACAAGGTGCTCAGATTCTTTATAATAAAATAGTAGAAGCTCATACTACTTTTGCTCCTGGTACGGGACAACAAGCCTTACCACAAGTGGCAACAGTAGGTGGAACTACAGACACTTTTAATACAACTCCTATAACAGATGGTTTAACAGGAGTAACAACTGGGGTAGGACTATTAAATGTTAGTCAGCAAGAACAAACCGAAGAAACAGAATTAACTACTGAAGAAATGGCAAAGCAAGTAAATAAACAACGCTTGACTATTTCTGCAATTCAAGGTCTTGGCGTTATCATGGGGAACCTTGTTGGTGGTGGTGGGATTGGTTCTGGAATAGGAGCCTCTATTGGTGGTATTGCTGGTTCTTTCTTAGGACCTGTTGGTGGAGCAGTTGGCTCAGTTGTCGGTGGGATACTTGGTGGATTATTTGATAGTGCTCCTGAAGTAGAGGAACCAGAGCCTTTCCCTTCAACTATATATGAAGCTAATTCAGATGCTCTTGCTAAGAATACAGAAGCTCTAATAAGAAATTCTCAAAACTTCGACTTCATGAAAAAATTATTAAATGCTCCTGCTAACTTTATTCAACCTGCTTTTGCTGATGTTGGTGGAGGAGCAAACATAACTGTTCAAATAAATGCTCCTGTGGGCAATGAGAATGCCGTAGGTAAGGCTGTGTACGATGCTGTTTCAAAGGTGTACTCTAATGATTATAGACGTATTGGGAGGCGTGGATAATGTCCTGTGCTCGTATTTGGTGGGTTGATAATGTTAATGGCGATGATGCTAATGCTGGTACAACCTATGAATCAGCTTTCCAAACATTAAACCAAGGGCTTGGGGTAGCTAGTTATAATGGGGAGCCAGGAAATATTGTTAGAATTTGTTATACTGGGACTGATTATACCCCAAACCCTTCTAGGTCTACTATTGGTGATGGGGATAACTGGAGAGTTAGCGGTTGCGGTTGGGAAGATGGGGAATTCTCTACTATAGAAGGTTATGACCCAGATGGTGGAAACAAACGTCCTAAGCTATTAATTTCTGGTGGAGGGTCTGCCTCTTATGGAATTACTTTTACAAACCATAGTAATTATTGGTTAATTAAAGATCTTTGGTTTGAATATGATGGCACAAATACAAGTTGGTCAACTGGGTGTATATATATTGCTAATACTATTGATGATAATGAAACTTATTTTAAAGTACGTGGTTGTATCTTTGATGGTCTTTTATCAACCAGTACTAATCAACACTCGGCAGGTCTTTATATTATTGGGGGAGGCAGGATACATGTTGATGCCCAATATAATTGGTTTAAAAACTGTGCTTACCCAATACGTACTAGTACCTCACTACCACGGATAGTTGGATACAGAATAAAATATAATTTATTCTATGGTAATGATCGTAGTGGCTCTCATTTATGGTACGTTAATGACACTACTAATTCAGATGTAATTGATTATACGTTCACTAACAATACTGTTATTTGTTTAGGATCTTCAAAATATACTGGGGCAGCCTCACAACTTAGCAACGGGGCTTATATAACAAGAGATAGAGATAATTTTGAAGTAATGAACAACTTTGTTTTTTGGACAAACTATTTTTTAAGAGGAACTTCTGGTAGCTCAGCTTCTCCAACTATAACAGAGACTGTAGATTATAATACCTGGGGGAAATTGGGTGGGCCTGACCTTGGGTATAGTGGTATTTTTGATGTTTGTGAAACAGATGGCTATCTTGCTGCTAATGATGTTGAGTTGGATAGTTTAAAAGATCAGGGGTCTGGAGAAGCCTTGTTTGGTGATGTAGACGCTACAGATTTCTTCTGGCCAGAAACAGGATGGATGACTATTCCCGATATGCGACCAAGGAGTGCTTTCTATCAAGGGAATCCCTATGGTGAAAATGATTATCTTACGGCTCGTGGAGCTATCCAACTTTGGGCTAACCTTAGCCAAACAATCATAGGAACAAATCACCAAGCAATTATAGCCTCAGACACACAATCCGCATGGAATACAGATACTGAATTGGCCCAAGAGTTCTCTCATGGTAGATCCTTTAGTTTTGTATCAAGCTATACAGATTCAAGTGCTGTTATTTCAGAGTGGGGAGACAAAACAGATCAAGATACTAGTATAACTCAGTTAACAACTGTTGGGACTAAGGTAGGGTTTTGGGGTGGTGTGGGCGTTACATTAGACCCTGGGCACGATCTTGTAGAGGTTTGGGCAACTACAGAGGGGTGGCTTGATGGACCATCAACTGATATAACTAGCCCACCAATAGCTGCAACTAAAGGAACATACAAATTCCAATGGAATATAGGAGCCTCTCCTCCTGCGGGAACATATACTATGCGCTTTAGATCAAAAGATATAATAACAGATGCTTGGTTAGATTGGCGAGTTGCAACAACCTTCAGTAGACCATAGAGGATAAAATGGGTAAAAATAAAATACAAGTATTTTTGTTAGAGTGGGGCACAACAGATGCTTCAAATGCTGACATATCTATTGTACTTACAGATAATACAGCCCCTATTAATTTCTTTGAGGGGGCAGTTCCTGCTAATTTTGGTACTTTTTCTTATAGTATAGATGAAACAATATATGATCAAACTTCTGGCGCAAACTTTTTTGATGCAACTATAAGCACACCAGTTGGATTTAAAAATGGGGATTCCTCCCCTATAGTAGATTTTACTACAAGCATTATAACCTACGACTCAACAGGGCAAAAAGCCCTTTCAACAAATCATTACACAACACTATCACCAAACACAGATACCCTAGATACAAACCACATAGTAACCTTAGATCGAACTGAGTTCTATACAAACGGTGCTGAGATCTTTTGGGAATCAAATACAACTACAGGGCTAACTGACGTAACCAACCCAGAATACATTTACTCAAGCGATATGCGTTCTGAATATTGTGTTTTTCCAGATCAAACGCCGGCTGGAGATTATCTTAAAGTAAAGAGGGATACAAAGGCTTTGCATGAGGGTGTGGACGGTACTATTCGTATAGATACCACAATGTACACAGAGTCTTACGGTACTGATATGTCTGTATATATTAGTGAGAATGATACTAGTGTAGGAGTTTTATTAGGCAGGCTTTCTGATATAACTTCTAGATACAACCTAACAAGAACAAGATTTAGAATACCAACAGATTTGATGCACACTATGAGTGATGCTTCCTTTGCGGGCATGACTATGAGCCTAACAAATGACCATACTACGGACTCTAGGTGGTTAATATATGACTCTGTATTTGAATACTCTCCTCTAACAAAAGGTGGGTTAGATACCACACATTCTTCCTTAGTAAATGATGCAACTACTCCCACTATCTGGCGTGATATCCAAACTACACACAAGGCAAGATTAAAAAAGGGAGCGTATTACGTTATAGAATACTATACATTAGATGATTGGTGGGATTTTGATGTCTAAAATATTTACTATACCTAAGCAAAATAATATTGAGAATATTACACAATATTTTGGGAGGTTCTTCCATTCTCCTTTGTATTTTAATACTCAACTCCCTTATTTTGGAATATTTGCATTTGAAGCAGTTAGTGGAGATAAATTAAACACTGTTGAAGAAAATCCTGATTATAGTAATGGTACTACCCTTACTACAGAATCAGATACAAATTCAAGGTATATATGTATTAAAACAGAAATAGGGGATATACTAAATTTATATTCTCCTTCTGTAACCCCCAACTACTTTATTGATGGGGGGGATCAGTACAGGCTTGTACCTTGTATACAAGATTCTTCTGTTTTAATTCGTATATATTCAAGTACTGGAAGTACTTTTGATACTTGGAATCCTGGTTCTGGTAATCATCCTTTTAATGATGACCACATTTTTTATGTAACTTTTTATGGGAAAAGGGTGTAAAATGGATATAAAAGCTTTAAGTAAAGATTTCAAGAACAAGGGTGGTTACAAAACTAAAATAACCAACAATCAAATTACTATTATAGATTCTAATAGTGTTGTTAAAATGGAAACTCACATTAATAAAATTACAGATACTTTATTTCTTGGTTTATCCAGAGGGATGAGGATTCCTGCTATGTACACTGGAGAAGCTACATATAATAGTATTACTGATTCTTGGGATGTTAAAAATAATTTAAACAAAGGATCTAATTTTTTACAAAGTGCAGTAGTAAATAAATCTGGGGATCAAATATTATCAATGACTCTTACTTTTGATGGGGCCATCTTAAACCTATCAGATAGTACCCCTCTATACTTTGTGTATAATACATCTACTCTTGGTGATTATGAAAATGACTATGTGCTGTTTCCAAGAATTTCTGATATTGTAAATAATGTTGTAACAGTAGCAATGGAATCTAATAATGCGGGTACTTGGGGATACTATGAATCTTCTCTTAATGGAGAAGAGGGGCTTTCTGTTGGTATTGATTGTTTATTACAAAGTACTGGTGAGGGTGCTGATACTGCTTTTTATACTCCAGGAATTCCTGATTGGACTTATGACTCCGCAGAGGTTTGGCAGGATGCTATATATGTTAATGGTTATATTTACAACACTATTATAGAAACATCAGATCTTATTGATTGGCCATGTAAAGCAAAAGGAAGAATTATAAAATGGAGTGGTGATTGTGTTTCTGGGTCTGCGTGGCCAGGAGCTACATATGCTTATTCTACAGAACAAACATATAGAACAGGAAAGCATATTCTTAAATTTCTTGGATTAGATGGAGGAAACTTATACAAGGTTTGGGTACAAATAGATTCAGAAATAGGACAGGATAATCTAGAATGGCAACTTGTAGATTGTTTCTATACAACAGCACAAGGTGAAGGTGACATACATAATGGATAGAGGAGTTTTATATAATGAAGATTAATAATGATTTAACCAACACTTTTGGGTTTTTTGGGCATGGTGGCTTAGGTCCTGGGAATCACCTTCTTGAGGAATTTGTATCTTCTTTGGATTTTGGTAAAGTTGCTAATATTTTAAACAAAGTTAGTTGGATTGTTGCATATAATGAAGAATCAACAGAAAGTCATTTATCTACATTTTATGGTAGTATTTTATTTAGAGAAATAGACTCTACAATGTCTGCTTTACTTGATCAAACTTTTTCAACATTTGGATTAAACTTAGCTTATGATAATCAAGATGCCGTTACAGTACATGATATTTTTAATCCAGCAACAAACACATTTAATGTCCCTCTTGATGAAGAATTATTAATAGGAGAAATTCCTCCATATTTTAGAATAGAAGCTATATTCGACTCCGCTTCTTTACACAAATATAGAGCTTCTTTTGTTGATTATTCTTTCCCTTATGTAAAGTTTGCTTTGTTTGATTGTGAGAGTGGTGCTGAATTTACTTCTACAGAATATGCCGCTTTGAATGATTATGAGTTGAAATTCTTTATATTTGGTTATAGACCTGTAAATGTGGCGGTATTATAATGTGGCATAATTTTACTTTTGTTGAAAATGATACCACACATCAGTTCAAATGGAATCCGACTTCAGTTAGATTTGGTACTAAAGAAAAAACAGTACTTACCCCACTAGACGGTCCTCCTATAATTCATTATCAAGATACAACAGAAGTTCTTGGCCAGCTTATATGGGAGAATGTCCCTGTAAAATGGAGAACTCCTTACACAAGCATAGAGGGCTTGGTAGGTAAATCTGGTGTTATTTATACGAACAAAATGCCACAATTGGTTGGTGTAAAAAATCTAATGTTACATAGTCAACTAAAAAATATGCTCACTGGTACTGATTATTGGAGGGTGGGGTGTCTTGGAACCTATCATGAAGACAGTAGTGTTCTAGGTCCGGATGGGATTCATTTAGCTTATTTAAATAAGAATGATTCTGGTTCTACAAATGCTGGTTGTTATGTACCAAGCACAATTCCAGCAATTATTTCAGAACACAATGTACTCTCATGTTATGTAAAATATGGTGGATCTGATGAAGTTGGTATAAATATATACCAAACCGGCAGGAGTCAATCTCATTCTGCTAGTTTTACTTTTTCTGGGGGAGGAAGTGTTTTAACTCCTTATAACACAATTACAGTGAATAATGCTGGTGCAGAAGCTGTTCCATATACTGATGATTGGTTTAGAATTTGGTTATATTTAGATGGGCATAATGCATATGCTGGTGATGCTGTTGGTGAACTTTGCCAAATTTATTTATACCCAGCAAGTGGTTGGACTTCTTCTGAGGTAATAGGTACTTATATGACTGATGTACAACTAGAACAAGGTGTGTTAAAACCCACTTGGTTTGCACAAACACAAGGGGATTCTATTGTAGAACCATTACAAGTAGAATTCCTTAATATGCAAACAGAGTATACAAACTTACCGGGCGTAGTAAAACACAACATAATACTTAATTTTAAATTAATAGGTGGTTGGCTATAATGCGGTTACATTTTGGTTATCAAAATTTGATTGGTGATAGTGGTAAGGTTGCTGGTGGTGACAGCAATACTATGGCAATGATTAGTGGGACAGACCTCTATGGAACCACAGTTGCTCCTGATGGCTCTTCAACTGCTGAGGGATATTCTAATGATACCGCTTTATCTTGGAGAGGAATTACTACTCAAACTAGATCTGATTTAGATGCCGGGGAAGATATTTATTTGTGGGGAGGGTACATAAAACCAACATCTGATGGAAGTATAAGACATATTATGTACGTAAATGGTGATAAGGCTTCAAATTGTTTTGGTTATAACATCTCTTTTCATGATGGTAGTGTATTTTCTGCTATAGATAATCCATGGATGACCTCTGATGATTGTTTAGATTATGGATATTTTTCCTTAAGAAATAATTGGATTTATGCTTATATGGTTTGTGATTATAGACATAAATCTGGTAGTGGTGTTGAATTTATACATTATGTAAATGCAAACCAAACGTCTTGGCAAGTAGATGAGGGAGCATATATGTGGGGGTTTACTTTAGAAAAAACCCAAGAACGTAGATTAAACGGGCCTCCTATTATTACAGGTGTAAATCTTATAGACCATACTGATTTTCCTGTTGTAGATTTTACACAACTCCCATCAAATATAGAAGAAATAGAAAATGACATTTATGGTTATATTAAAAGCACTACAGGAGCCTTAATGAATCATAGTACTTTTGTAGATAAAAATTTAAAAACTATGATATGGGATAAAATAAATTATGTTAAAAATGGAAGAATGATTCATGGGCTAAGATCAGCATTAAGAGAAAATTTAGAACAGGATTGTGTCTTATTTTATCCAAAGGGATTTAAAAGCAGAATAGATTGGGCGTATGTTCGTATAGTTGATTTTAGATTTGAATACACTGAAATTCCTAATGTTGCTATAGTAGAAGTAGATTATTATATAATTAATTCACAAAGGTACTAGAGGTAAAAATGAGTATTAAACACCACCAAGCAACAGTTTCCACAACTTTAAAAGAAGCTGGGGATAAAGTAGTCCAAAAACATGATTCTACTGTATCTGTTTATAGAACAAACTACTCTTTCCCTTCTAACGGAGCAGATTACTATGTGTTTAATAGCTCCTTAGGTGGGGCTTCTGGCCCTTCCTTGGCTAGTCCTGATGACCCAAATATTGTTAGCTATGGAAATATAGGGAATCTCTTCATAGATTGGGAGGGCGGCGGTCCTGAGGCTTCGACCTCTTCTATATGGCAAACAATAATCCAAGGAATGGCTTGGGGGCTAAATGGTCCAGCAGCCCCTGTAGATGTTACATTTAAACTTGTGTACAGTGGTGGAGTTATTTTAAGTACTGGTGCGTGGGGGTCATATGAAGACACCCCTTCTGGTAATTTGTCAACTGTTTTAATAGATGATTGGGATCAAGACGGAACTTCTGTTGTTCAGACTAGAGTGGTTTCTCAAGAAGTAACTGGAGCAGGTTTTATAAATACAGGAGCTTTTGCTTTTAGATTACGTTACTGGAATAGAAGTGATGCCCCACATCTAGTTTGTTTTATAAAGAGGGATGGTATAGATGATGATTTTGTTGTTATGGGGGCATCTACTTTATCCTCTGGTTATGTGCCTGTTAATGGAGAGACATATGCAGCAACAAAAACTGTTTTAGAAGATGTAGTATCTTGGAATATTGATAGAGCACATGATAATATTACTACAGCAGATATTCTTTTATTTGTAGATGCAACCACATCCTCAAATGCATATGATCCTGAAACAGAATCCTTTGGTGATATACGTAAAGGGAACTATATAGAAATAGAAGCTGGATATAATGGTGAACAAACAAAAAGATTTGTTGGTAATATATCTGGTAGTACTCAAATTTCTCGTGAAGCAGAGGGGGCATATGTAACATTGCATTGTGAAAGTATCGAGGGATTTTTAATAGACTCAAAAAACTTTAATTATCCTAATAATGCAATGTATAGCTATGCTGAATACACAACAGATGCAAGTGCTTATTATGAACCAAATGGAATAAAGCGTCCAGTAGCCTTTGACCAATGGGGATTAACTAGAGCTATAAGGGCTGTTTCTCTTAATGCTGGTGTAGACGACTATTATTTAAATCAATATAGACAATTTTATGCAGAAAATGGTACAATAACAACATCAACAACAAAATTAATAAGAGATTTAAATATATTCATATCACGAACTAACGTTCTGCCTGATATAAATGTTAATTTACCAGAACAAGAATATCTTTGGGTATACGATTTCGGACAAGACACAGCTTATGATATCATAAAAGATATATTATCAAAATATGGATACTATTTAAGTAGTCTTGGTGGTGGCGATTTTTGTGGTTCTTTTGAACTTATTGAAGTAGAGTCTCCTACAGATATAATAACTAAAATAAACACAGGGCTATCAAGTAATTACGTAGAGGGAATCCCTACGGAATATGCTGAGGGGTTCCTTTCTACTAAAATGAAAGCAAGTACTTCTACTTTAGTTGTTAATTGGGCAGGGAGTGGTATGGCCCTGTTAATGGGAGTAGGCCCTTCTTTAGCTGATTCTATAGCTATAACATATAAAGTTAATGTGTCTGATGGAGATTGGACTAATGCTTATGGGTATACACATGATTTTACTACATACGCTACAAGATTTATTGATACAGAATATGTAAATAGTGATTACAATATTTTTTCATATGAAAACATTAATGCTCCCTCAGGTGGTAACCCCTCAATATTCTCTATTATTTTTAGTATTGATGATGAGGGTAATCCAGTACCATTACCATATGGTGACCATTTAATACGATTGTCTAAAACGGTAGCAGAGGAAGCTTTTTTTGAAGGTGTTTTGGGCTATGATTTTGGAGGGGATTCTTATAAAGAATATTCTACATATGATATAATTACAGCTTTTTCTGTAGAAAATAGTATTGCTGATATAAGGAATGATATAGTAGTTCTAGGTGCCCCAAGGGGTGGATTCTCTTTTGTAGCAGATGAGGATTCTATCGCAAATGTACAAGAAAAATATGTTACATCAAGAGCCGCAGATCCTAGATCTATTTATGACCCAACATATAAATTCTATGTAGGACGTAGAAAACAATTTGTAATAGAAGATCCAACAATTGTTACACAAGAAAGAGCAGATTGGTTAGCTGTTCATGTATTAGAAAAGTATAGAACTACCTCTAATGTAGGAGCTATCTCTATCCCATGTGATCTTGGGTTACAAGTTTATGACCAAATAAATATAGAAGAAGTACAAACAGGTTCTATTGACTCTGGCTCTGGGTTTTATGCAAATCAATTAGTTGAAACATACTCTAAAGAGGAATATTCCTTACAGATTTCCTATTTAAATCATTGGATTCCTCCATCATTTAGAAGAAGGGAACAAATAACATTAAATGATATTAGAGATTATTTTAATAATAGCCCAATTGCCTTTGAGAGGCAAACAGTTCCAATATTAGATGTAAGAACAGGCTATGATCCTATGTCAGCAGAAGATGGTATATATATTGATTTTGAGTGGACATTACTGGTACCGGGTATTCATTCTCTTGAGTTATTTGATACACGTGGTGACCAAAGAATACCGTTATACCATGCTTCTGAAAACCCAAATGAGCTAGTGGCTGTCCCTTTCGTTGGTATATATGAGTACCCTGGTAAATATAGAGCAAGGTGGGATGGGGTACATGAGGGGTATGATTTAAATAGTAAATTTGCAAATACAAATTATGCAGACGTATACTATACTCCAAGGGGGCATGGATACGGTGCTAGAGGGCAAGATACTGCTATTATAGATGAAGTTCATCCTATACAAATAGAAGACGGGGATTTTCGTGCTGCCAAAAGAGTATATTTTCCTTTATACCCTGTAATAAAATTTCAACCAATATACCCAGAGCACAGTACTTTAAACAATGTATTAAATTTTGGGTCAGAAAGCGGTACTGGATATAGTGATGGTGTCCTTATTTCTCAAGGAGATAATTCTTCTTTTGATGTGCAACACTTTGATTTAGAAGAGAGACAAAAACTATATTGGAATTTTGATCAAGAACGGTTTGGGACAGCAACAGATCAAGCTAATTTTATGGCCCACACTTCTCATGCAACAGATGCAGCGTTTGCAGAAGATGTTGATAACGTATTTATCAGGGAACAAAGTAGAACAGAAGCATATCAATTAAATAATGACATAACGCATCGTGTAATGGCCTGTGACCCCAAAAGACCCTTTGCAGAACCAACAGATACTGCTGGGTATGGTGGTATAAGAAGACGACCTGTTAATATGCCCATGATAGATGAAACTGTTGGGGTTAGAATGTTTGTTGATGGTGTTTATGATAAAGATAGACGGTATAACATATGGACAGCTAACCTACATATAGATGTGTTAACCCATTATATAGATACTTGTACTTATAATATAACTCAATATAGGGCAAGGGATAGAGGGCAGGGGGGGATATTCACATATAATATTAATGAATCTGTTACAAGAAAATTTAATTACTTTTTTAGACAACCACTACATGATATTCCTTTAGTTAGTTTTAATTTATCTAGACAAACAATACCTGTTAAATCTTGGACATTTTTACCAGGAATAGAAGATAGTACAACATCCACCTCCGTTATTTTTGAAACAGTATTAAAAGATCAAGAAATATCAATACAACAAGCTGCTTTTGATACTATAAATACAGATGCGGCTGGAATTTCTGGTGTTGGGGTCGGCTCTGTTTTTGCTATTCCTATAAATAGAATGACAGGAACTTCCTTAGATGGTTTTAACTTTTTTAGAAATTCAGCAGTATCATATTCTATACTAGAAAGACTTCATTGGCAAGGTGATATGCCATTATTTCTAAGAACTTCCTTTGTAAGAGATTGGGACCAAAGAGAATTCTGGGAATCTAATAGAGAGTGGGCTGGGGATTATATAGATAATATAACAGGGAATACTTACTTGTATAGTTATACAGGAACTACCTATTATGATCGTAAAATTTATAATTCTATCGTTGTTTCTATTGAATATTTACTAATAGATAGACTTGGTAGGGGATATTATTCCAGTGCAAAAACAGACGAAGGTAGAGTCCTAGTAGGAAGAAGAAATGATATAGAATTTCATTCTGAATTGGGTAGAGAGTTGTGCAAGTATGTTAACAGGTGGGATCCTTATTTACCCTCTGCTTGTTACTTTGAAAGATCTCCATATTCATTTACACATACTGATTTTGGAGACAGTTATTTAAATACTATTAGAAATCATGGTAATACAACATATACACCATATGATCCAGATTATGATGGATTAAATTTAACAACACAAATACACAGAGAAGTTCAAACAAAAACAACATCAGACGTTGTACAAGGTACCACGTTGTTCCCATTAGATTCTGTTGAAAGAGTAGTAAGACCTAGTATTATATCTTATCCTTGGTATGTATATCCAGCGAATCTCCCTGATTTAAATACTAGTGAAAATGCTGATGGGGCTTTATTTGGATTTTTTGGTACACCAAATACCCATTTAAATTCAAAAGTATGGCACGCTCATAGTGTCTCTGGTAATTTTCCAAGGGACCATACTAATGAACCAGTAGACCAAGTAGGGCCGTGGGGACTCCCTGTTTATATTTCAGGTGGTTTTACAAATAAAGTTTTATCAATAGTTAATCATTCTGGTAGATATGATGCTATATCTGAATTATCCCAATGCCCTATCTTAGGCTTGCCAAGGGATGGGCACACTTGGTCAAACTGGTATGTAAGAGAATGGAATAATTTAGGAGTACCAAACCCAACTCTAGATGATTCATATATAAGCGCAAGAAGTGGTTTGTACGCTTTACTAAAAAATGCACCAGTATTCACACTGGTTGGCGGCGGTAATTATACTTGTAATAATTTTACACTTAGTTTCTAAGGGGTTAATGTGAAAAAGACACAAAGGCAAGATGTTATAGATCAAATACGTGATTTATCAAAATCTCGTAAATCTGTATATATTAAGGATCTGAATATTCAAGGAATACATTTTGAAGAAACAATACCAGATGACCAAGCAGAAGGCCAAGATAGTATTGTTAGGTGGAATAGAATAACTTATTATCAGGATAATTCTACACAACCATCAGAATCATTATTTGAAAACATAGACAACCTTATAAATCCTAATATAAATACAGATGATATAGTATCTTTATCTGGATTAAGTGATACAAATATAACATATCAAATAAACTCAAAATACACCACAATTATAAAAACCCAAAAAACAATAACAGATACATTAACACTATCTGGTAAATGTTGGGCAACTCTATATATAAATAATACTTTAGTATTAACGCATAAGTATGATCCTGAGATTGAAGGATCTATTACTACTGTTACTTCAATACCTATCCCTTTTCCTAGACAACAGGAAATAACAATTCAAATTTATGTGTATGGGCACCTGAATGATACTAATACTGAGACTATCTCTCTATCTGGTAGGGCCTTTAGTTTTATTGAATACAATAGACTAGAAACTGTTTTACCTCCGTTAAACCTTTTTGCTACAGATAACTTAATTAATACTGTAAAAGTATCTTGGGAACAACAACAAGGGACAATTGGACAAGGTGGTGGAGTTGAGGTTTGGGGGAAACAACAAGATATTGAGTCTGATTATGTGTTGTTAGGTAGAGTTCCTTACCCTTCAGAATTTTTTATGCATACAGAACAAATAGGAAGTTCTGGTCTTATATCCAATGCTACCTTACAGCGATATAATTTTTATGGTGACACAGAGCTTGGGGCAGCGGTACCGGATTCTGAATATACAGATGGGACAGGTCTTGTGGATTGGGGAGTAACTAATCCTGCATCAGGAGCAGGGCAATTCTATGTTAGTAATTCTAGTATACCTGGCCAAGAATATATGTTATCTTACAATGTTAATTTAAAATATGATATACCATTTAATGAGGAAGTATCCTCAACACTAAGAGTACCAGCAGAGATAATAAATCTTAAATTACAAGATCCAATTCTATTTACGTACAATAGTACATATACTCTAAAGGTTGATTCTGCTATAACACAACCAACCATACCCACAAGTGGACACATAGAGTGGGTTTGGGACTACGATCCAAATATAACAGATGCCCAAGTCCAATGTATTGTTTACATAAGTGGTAGCCCTACTACTTTTACTGTAGATGCTGTAGAAGGTAGTTATATACATGAATTAACCTTTAGCCAAATTTATAATTATTATTTAGATCCATCATATATTGATGCTGAATTTAAAACAACAAATGCTTTAAGAAATTCTGATAGTGCAGATTCTGAGATCTATTATCAAGGTACCAGTATACATTGTACTCATAGTGATCTAGCTTCTGGTGTTTTGGACTCTAAACCATTTACAGTTAAGCCTGATGAAGAACTTACTGTAGAAATATTAACTTCTGACGATTTTGGTGTATTTCAGCTAGGGGGGATTCTTTATACTCAGAAAGAAAATGGGGACCCTTCTGGTAATGTGCATTTAACAAATCTTAAAAAGACTAGACAAGGTACTTTATATAAGTATACAAAAACAATTAAGATCATAAACCCAGAAGCTAGAGTTGCCTTTCTTTCTTTGGGGATAAGTGCCCCAAACGAGAGTGGTTCTGGAGAAATAAAATTTCACCAAATTGATGTGCTAAAACTTGCAACAAAAAGCCTCCCAAGTGGAGCAGCTTATAGTTACAAAATAAGAAATTACACAAGAACATATTCATTTTCTGAATTTACAGATCCGGTTGTTGGTTATGCTGCTAGAGAAATTTATTACTTAACATTAACTGCTGATACTGAGTATGTTTCTTCTTTTCAAAGTACTAAGATATATGCAAGGGCTACTTCCCCGTTGTCTTACATAGATGTTGAAACAGTTCCTCCTGATGGTGAGTATGTTATTCCTTTGCAAGAGGTAGGACATAGTTTAAACTTGGCTGATTATACTTTTGAATACAGACCTTTACTTAGTAATTGTGTTATTTTTGATACATTTGAAACAGATCGTGATTTACGAGAGAATCCTGATGCAAATGGTGGTCTAACCAATGGTTTTGAAACATACGAAAATTCCCCGGCAAGAATACCGGCTGTTTGGAGAATTGAAGGGCCAACTACACCCTATTTGTGGGCAGATAGTGTATATAAATTTTGGAATCCTGGTGATTCTGAATCTAATGCTTACAGCACTTTTATTCAATTCGATGACTATAACCGATATAAATACAAAGAGTATGATTTAACAAAAGTTTCTACATTTTATTCTGGTATTTTAGGGAATAGTGGTTATGGTGGGGCACATAACCAAAAAGATCCAAAAAATATGGATAAATTTAGCCTTGGTATGATACTTAGAATAGATGCCCATAGCCAAAATGTTGGAGAAAATAGTATAATTACTAGATCTCCACAAATATACACATTACATGTGTACCCACACTCCACAAATGTAGTTAGGCTTGCCCTAGCTATCCGTGGTAATCAGTATAGCTGGCAAAATCCAGATAATGGTGATGTTGTTTTAATACATACTATGCCTGTAACAACAGATGCTGATACTTACTTTTATGTACACGCTTCTGCTGATTGTAACGCACTAGATGACCCAACTAGAACTTACATGGCTGTGCATGAAGTATCCTTAGATACAGATGCTACAGTAGAAAATTTGTATTCTGACAATGTACTGATAAACAGTACTAGATCTGAATGGTGGAATTGGGAGGATGCTGATCAAGCCTTTTTGGGATTTTCGTCTGGTAGTGCTACTGGGGATTTTTGCACATTTACTGTAGATACTTTCTACCTTACTGCTAATATAATAGAAAAATCCATTATAGATACTATCATTTCTCCTTTAATATACGAAACAAGAAATCCATTTTACCCAACATATGGATACTCTACAGGAGAAGCATTTAGAGTAACAGCAGAGGCTCTTCCAATTACTGCTGCAATGGAGGATCAGAATGAAGGGGCAATCCCAGTAGATACAGATACGCTACGTGGAGAAATAACCTTAACTTCTGATTGGACAGAACCAGACGGTACTTGTTATATACTTAGAGAAGCATATACAATGTCTCAATTGGATATAGATACTATATCGGATGAACAGCCTGGGCACACATATACAATAGTTAATAAAATTTATGCTGATATGACTTCCTTGTATGCTCCTGTAACTAATATTAGATTTTCTAATGATAAAATAAACTGGAGTACTTGGAGAGGCTATGCAGGGAACATATTATACCCTTGGGATCTTATTCCTATATTTGGTGTCCCAACAGACACAGAAGAGGGGGGGGATAGGTACGTTTGGGCACAAACAGTAACTACAGTTGGTGTGTCTTCTGATTATGTATTAAAGGTCAACCATAAAGATCATATTTTTTATAATCCTTTAGGTTCTGTTGGTGGCATAGAAAGTTGGAACTATGTGCCTGGTGTTGAGGGATGGAGTTTGTCTTTAAGTGGTGATGCTGAGTTTAATAATATATTTATTCGTGGTAGATCTGTGTTTGCTGGTAAAGTTATTGATAGCAAAAAAATGCGAGATCATAATATTGGTACACAACTAGGACCAGAAGGTTTTACAACAGATACAGATCAAGGTCCTAATACTATTTTTAAAAATATTACACATCTTACTTCTCCAGATGGTATTAATTATAATTCAGATATAGCAATTGATCTAACCTCCAATCTACTATTTATACCTACTAGTCATGAGGGGAAACACCAATGTCAGTTTTATAAATTTAGTACCCATTTTCTTACTGGATACAGGGAAGTTGGACCAACCCACCCAAATTTAGATCCATATGCCCAAACACATATAGCTTTGTCTAAAGAATTTGTTTTTATTGCTGGTGGCCTAAAAATACGTAAGTATCATAAAGAACATATTACTAATAATTTTATTGATCATATTGCTGAATATGATTTAAATAAAACTTGTCAAGGAATACATGCAGCATATTCTGCAAATGGTGAATTTAGATTATATGTTTTAAAAGCGGATAGAATAGGGATTTCGGCACGAACTGTCCTTTGGAATGTTCTTGATGAAGACCTTCAAGTTCTAAGTTATGCTTCAACAACCTTTCAAAGTAACCTTAGCTATCCAACATTTATGTCTAAAAGTTGGGATTGTAATGGTAAATATTTAGTATTTACTGATTATGAAAACAAGATATTTTCATACCCCCTTGGGTTTGATGGGCTATTCCCTGATACAAATCTTGATTCATTTAGAAACACAACTATAACTGGTGTTGTTGATCTTGGTTCTGTATTTAATGTTCATAAATGGTTAATGTCAAATAATCTTTCGCCTATATATGACTTTGCTACATATCATCTAACATACCATATAAATAAAATTTCAGGCATACGTATATTTAAAGACTCTTACCTTTTTTATACCACATACGGTACTTATAAATATAACCAATTTACTGGTCCAAATTACTTTCTTGAATTTATGTATAATGCTATAGGCACAGCGGAATGTGTTAGAGCAGAAGAAGGCACTGGTGTTACTTCTATATTATATATGTGTAATTTTCCTTCTCCTGAATATGGTCAAACGCAAACAGTAGGGCCGCATACCCCTCCTATTTTTACAGTAGCCCGCCCACAACTTAATGCTACTCAGGCTCAACTTTACAGTACTGGTATTAATATGCAATTCAATACCTACAATAATTTTGCACCTTATGTGGACAATTATAATAGTCTTAATGGTGGTGGCGTAATTGATGGTGCTTTTGGGTTCACTTCCCCTATGATTGTTGGGGATAAGCTGCATATAGCACATTGTAGTTCAACAATGGATGAGCCTTCCTCTTCTGTATATGTTTTTGATTTTGATGGTAGATCGTTGTCATTTAATAACCCAAGTGTTATTACATCATATTCCGATTTTCAAATGTGCTCTATGGTTTATGATGGAAAAAGCCACTATAAACTAATGGCTAAACACTACAATTTAGGTGGTGGTAATTGGTTAAATAATCAGTTATATGTTGTAAAACATTAAACAAGAAACAACTTTTCTGTCCCTTTAATATTGGTATATTTTTTGATTGTGTCTTCTGTTCCACCTTTACGGTCTTCAGCTACACAAGCAATCAAATAATCAGACCACTCAGCAATAATTCCATTTCTCTGGAACCCAGCACTTCTGCCCTTCCTAGCCCATTCCGCAGGGAATTCTAGGTAGGGCAGTTGGTGTATAAAGCATATACGTTTAGCAAAGGAATCTGCACCTGTCATACAACCACCAGAGCAGATAATAGTTTCCCCCTTGATCCACAACTTCTTAATTTGGTCATACACCAATTCTTCATCATCAAAGGAGGTCCTTGTTCTTGTGCCTACTACTCCGATGATCCTCCACTGGTTTCTATCCATTGCTACCTTCCAATCTTCCGTAATCCCATACATAATACATCTCCCTAAAAGTCTAAATCATCAAACACAACTGGTATCTTTTTTTTAAAACTTTCAAGCATTGAAAGGGCAAGCACTCTTATTTGGGGGTGGGCATTTGTTGAACATCTCATTGTAAAGAAATGATGCCATTGTCTGAGATTATACGTTATGACAATTTCTGTTTTAAGTTCTGTTGGTAGAACTCCTCTTGCCTCTTGGGGTGTCCATCCTAAATCTAATAACTTAAAATAATACATTTCTGCATCTTTCATAGCTGCTTTCCATATTAAAATAGCCTCTTTACTTTTTTGTAAAAGATGCTCTGGAAATATTACAGTTATTTCTTTATCAAATTTTTCTTTACAGTAATTACAATATCTTGTGCTTTCCTGTGAGTATGCCGCTATTCTATGTCTAACTATCTCATGTGAAATACCCCTATCACAAACAACACGTACTGTAACAGAAGCGTGTTCCAAAACAGAGTGGTGCTTATACTGATGGCATATCATATTTACAAAACGGATAGCACTATCTTCAGATATTTTATCTTCGGATTTATAACAAGTCCGTCCTGCCTTCTCTACCTTTTTTAAGAGATCTAACCCATCAAATTCTTCCTCAAAATCCCAACCAGTAGTCACACATCTCATAATATTCTCCTATTTAATTCTGTAAACAAACCCCAAGTTCATGCCCTCTTCTGTAAAGACAGGCCCTGCTGTAACACGCTTGTAGCCAACCATAGTACTAATTCCTACACTACTTCCCCCAAAAGCCCCCACATCGAAGTGCATATCCTCCCAGAATCGCTGGTACCACGGCCTAGTTTCTGGATCGTACCGAAGTTGCCACTGTGTTACAACAACTCCGGGGTTATTTGGGAACCTTATGGTGCCTATTCTATAGTCTGTTTTGTTCTCCCTAGCTAGGTAGATTTCCATTGTTAGGGGGTCTTGTTTGATTACGTAGCTGTAATCTCCTGTAGGGTGTACCAAGGATAGATCAAGTATATATCCATTCTTGTGATCCTTGACCCTATACGTAATCTCTTTATTATCTGGCATAACAATAATTTCAGCAACTCCTTCACTCTCTAAGGAATCCACCTGTACTGTTAATAAGGCAACCTCATCCACTTTAGCTTTAAAGTTTTTCTGTAATCTATTGATTACATCTCGTTGTTCTTCTGATAAACTTTCAGCATCATCTAGATCTTGTTCAAGAATTCCTAAACTGTATATGTATTCCCCTATTTTCTCGTCTTGTGTTGTTATTACTTGCTCTGTTCTTTCTCTAAATTTTCTTAAACGAGTCTCCATTTTACCCATTTTATGCCCATAGTATAGATTAAAACAAATACCAACAACCAAACCTACCATAAGCATCAAGGCTATCTCTTTTATATTCTTCATTAGTATACCTCTTTGGGCTTCCATTGTAGGGTATCCCAGTACTCAAGTTTGCAATCTACATGAGTAAGGATGTCCCTTTTATTATAAATCTTAGCTCCTGTGTCTAAAACACCGTGTACTGTAAATTTTCCAATAGGTTTTTTAATAAAGCATTCTGACATTTCTACTGCTTTTATAATTGCTTTATCATTATATATGATTTCTAATCGCTTCCTTGTTTGGTCTATTTGGGAATCATTTAGTATAAATTTATCATAAAAGTGATTAGCTCCCTTAGACCCTCCCTCTTCATAGAAGGTCCCTTTGCGTACAAAACAAGTAGATATAATACCCTTATCTTGCTCATCAGGCCACACCCCATTGTTGTCCCATTTTCTAGCAAACCAAACTAGATTTTGTTTCTTTACAAAGTGAAGTTTCTTGTGGTTTTCTGAAACAAACTCATCCCCAAATTTTATAAAAGTATTTGGCTCTTTACCTAGGCGCACTAACCACCCATTGTGATGAGTCATCCTGTTAAAAAAGTCCACTTCATACCCTGTTACAAGTAACAACTCATCAAATGGCCCTGTTGTAATTGCGGCCTCTCTTTTTATACAGGCACCACGAAGATACACATCATCTGCATAGAACATTTTTACAATCTTAGGAGCAGGCTTTCCCATAGCGGCTCTATCTGATAAGGATACTGCACCGATTAAGTCAGGATTGTGCGCTGTTTTGAATAGCCAAGAATAATATTGTAACAAATTCTTATCTAAAATAGTATCACTATCATTTAGGAATACTAAGTAATCTGCTGGGCCATCTAAAGCAGCATCAAGCCCATAATTACATGCTCTAGATGGTGTCGCATTATTACATCTTCCTTTTATATAGAAGTATTTTATGTTAGTTAGTTTGTCTAGGAATTCGGACCTAAATGTGGCATTCCTTAAATAGTTTGCTTTAGTACCTACAACCATGAAATATACAATTATTTCTTCTATATCTGTATTTTCCTTTGATAACTTATTTATTCTGTCTAAATTAAATTTTAGTGTCTCTTTATCAGAACCACAAGTTATAATAAAGGCGATTGATTTCATCCTAGCTTTCTTTACAGTTTGCATTTGAATTCCCTTTCCACAGGTAGTTCCCCATTCTTCTGAATCTCTAATAATTTCATAAATGATTCTTCAATTTCATCTATAGTAACAGATTCCATAACACGACAGAATTTGTCCCGTCCATACTGTGGGAACATATTTTTTGAGGTACAAAGGTCATAAGGTAGCCCATCTTGGTCCCCCGGCTTCGTATGGTAGGCACAGGGGGCACTAGGACAGACATTCTGGTGCTGTAGGCTGATGTTGTTTTGATTGTACACTGTTCTCCACTCTGCCTTGAATGGGCCATAGATAGTAACGCTAGGAACGCCCAGTGCAGCAGCTAGGTGGGCTAGGGACGAATCTATGCCCACGAGCCCAGCAGATAGGGCTAGGACAGCCGCAGACTCCCTGTAGGCTGTCACACCAGCTAGATTTATATAGTCTAGTGTGGCCCCACCACCAATAACGTGTTTCATTGCCATTCCTACCTCATGTTCTATCAAATTACGGTAGTTTGGGTGTGTTAGTATAACAATCTTGTACCCTGTGCGTTGCTGGAGCCTATACATAGCAGCTACTAGCTTTTCATAGGGGTAATCCCTCAATAAGCTGGAACTCTTCCACTGGAAGCAAATATAAGGGGACTGATAGATATTAAATCCTGTGGCAGACCGTACTTTGTTCTTTGCGGCGTTAATTTCGCCTGTTTGTAGGTAATAACGTGGTCTTTTTAGTTCTAAAGGCATATCAAATATACCTAAATTGAAAGAAAAAGCATCAATTGCACAAAATTGATCCTCCCCCTTAAAATTCTCAATAGTTCCTTCAAAAATACCAACATAATCATGTTTCTTTACAAAATCCAACCTAATTGGTAGGGAGAAACTTGAAGCTATTTTATCAATATTAGGGTTGTTCCTCCACACATCCTTAAATCTTTCACTTGTAGCTACAGACACCTTACATGTCGGGTATTTCCTTTTAAAATATTCTACAATAGGAGTAATAAAAAGCAGATCCCCAAAACCACCAGTTCTCCATATAGCTATTTTTTTCTTGTCAAGATTCTGTCCCATGTATGGCTTATAGTGTGGTTCAAATATTTCAAATCTTTGTACTGCACCTTTATGCCTTTTTGCTAGTTGTTGAGCAATAGGATCAGACATAATGTAAGCTGTTTTTGCTTTCATTTTTATCTCACCAAATTCCTCATCCACACCTAACTGCAATATCTTCATTTATTCCTCCACTCATTCAGTATTTTAACTGATTCCTTAAATTTTATGTCAAAGAAGTCATTACAAAAACTTATAACATCTCCCCCCCTACCACAGCCCCAACAATAAAAAGAGTTGTTTTTTGTGTATATAGTAAATGATGCAACAGAATCATTATGATCTTTAAAAGGGCACTCAGTTTTTAATAAGTTATCCACCTTAATCCACTTTATTTTTGGTATAAGACTATCCAAAAAATCTGCTATTGGTACATCTTTTACAGTCTTTACTTCTTTAGAGGTACAAGACCCTCTTTCTCTATTTATTTTTGTTTTTATTGATTTTGGTTTTATATTAACCATTGCTGTAAGTGTTTTATTAAAATCAGATGGGTCATTACCATCAAGAAAGAAATCGTTTGCATCATTATACTTACCCAAGTTCGACCTGAATAGTCTCATGCTTGGATACTCTTTTTTTATGAAAGAGGCCATTTGATTTGTAGCTTTGTCCCCCGGATCATCATTGTCAAAGCATAAAACAACAGTGTCAAACCACTCAAAATGCTTAAACATACTTTCTCTTATGTTATTAACTCCCATAATACCCATGGCAGGGAATCCCTTTTGTTGTAATATTATTGTATCAAATTGACCTTCAGCAATTACAACGTATTCCCCAAGTTCCTTATACTTTGTGTAACTATATCTATTACCTACCAATTCGGCACCAAAGAAATCCAATAAGGGCCTTTGTGGTAGGTTTATGTATTTCATTTTGCTTTTGTCATATTTTCTGCTGGATAAATTTACTACTAAGCCTTCAGAATTCCTAATAGGAATAACCACAGAATTATAGAATATTTCTTGAGGCTCTCCATTAAAACGCATCAGCCCACTAGCCTCCAACTCTTCATTGGAGTACCCACATTCTTTAGTCATAATCCTATGGAAATCCCCACGATTTCCTGTAGCTCCAAGAGAGAAAAAGCTGGCGGTTTTGCCTTGAATTCCTCTTCCTTTTAAATATTCCTGAGCTACAAAATCTGCTCTTAACAAAGAACTAAATACAATAGCAGCATCTTTTAAAATACTAGACATAACCACTCCTATGTAACTTCGCATTGCCCAGCATGGCAGGCAAGTTCACCTTTCAAATCTGTATTATCCTCTTCCTCTTTTATCTTTGTAAAGTCAACACTTATCATTGACTTGAGTAACTTATTATAAATGTACGGGCTACAAGACTCAAATGGGGGTTGCTGATATGTTCCTCCGTCAAAGGGGAGTAGGCTTATTCCGTTAAAGTTCTTTCTGTTTGTCCATAACCAATCTTTAACAATATCCCATTCTCCATCTTTAACAGATACGGTGGCTGATACATTATTTGTGTTTGGACCATCTACATGACCAGCAACCACCCATTTATTAAAGAAAGTACTAATACGATCCAATAGTTCTATCATTTTTTCATCTCTTGTGATAGCATTCACTGGGGCTTTTTGTGGAATAGAAAGCACCGCAGTATCGTGTGGTCGGAAGAAATCATCTTCTATTAAATCTGAATTCTTCTTATTTAAGTACTTATACATGTTCTCTTCTTTATTCAACCGGATTCGTCTTATGTAATATTGTGAATGCCACGCATGAATACCAGAAGAACACCCTAACACAATACTAGAGGTTCCCGCTGGTTTGATCGTTGTAACTCTCTTTGCAGGATTTATGCCAATAAGTTCTGCAACACGTTTATTTTCTTCAATAGCTAGTTTTGCTCCTTCTTCTAAATCAATGTTTTCTAGTTTATTAGAAGCTATTCCAGTTAGAGATACACCAATTAGAGCGTCCCTTTCTGTTGCCTCTTTCCAGATTTCACGTAAATAATGGAAATCTGTATAAGAGGCTTGTAAGGTTCCTAAAAAAGCGGCTGATTTGACTCTTTCATTGAGGTCTTCTTGTGTTGTTATTGTTGATGCATTTATTTCACTTAAGTTGCAGAAAGAATAAGGTTTCAATCCTATCTCACCACAAGGATTAGATAGCATATCTTTATCATTAGTAAAATAAATTCCTGGTTCTCCCCACCTAGAAGCCTTTAGAAATTGAAAGGCTTTCTCAAAGTTTTCTTTTTTAACACGTGATCTAACAAATACAACAGAATTGTTTGCTCTACCTCTTTGTGGATTAATCTCCCACCAATTCCCTGTTTTAGAAGCAAACATTTCATCATCCCTAAGGGAGAAGAAAGCAATCATAGCGGCTCGTCTTATCCCACCAGACAAGACAGCATCTGCAATATGACATAGAATATCGTGACACTGTACTGTAGTTAGGTTACCTGACTCTTTGGCTGTTTCAAGTATCCCTTTTATCTTAACCATGCATTCCTTTAGTGGTTGTGGCCCCGGTGCCTTACCTCCACTAGTTACCAATCGTTCCCCTTTAGATCTAATATCAGAGTAGTCAAATTTAATCTTATGCCCACCAAAGAAATAAGACTTCATTAAAATCTTTATAGCATCTGCCCAACCTTCAATAGAATCCCCAATCAAATATCGTTTTGTCTTCTTTGGGTGCGGCCCAACTATTTCAGGTAATTTACTAACATGATGCATTTGTACTGAATAACCAACCCCAGTTCCTCCCAACAACAAAAACATTGTTTCATTAAATGCTTCCCACGAATCAATAGGGATGTAAGCACAATTATTAATTCTTGCTGGGTTGATCTCAATTGGTTTACCTCCAAATTGTAAAGATCTCATACTTGGTAATACTTCTTTGTTGTACACAAGTTTGTATGCGGCATTTATTTCTTTTTTTAATTCAGGAAATTTTCGTGTGTGCATTTCCTTGTTACGGGTTACTACTTCCGTCCATGATTCCCTTCGTTGCTTCTCTGGTATATACTTTGCATATTTCATATAGATAATAAGTTCTGATAAAATCTTAGATGCTGTCTCCATTTGATCTCCTTTTGAGTTCTCTGCTTATAAAGTTTGTAATGAGTTCCATCCATTCTTGGCTGGTAGCCAGCATATATATCTGCTTAGACCCTAGTTTACGCTCGTAGTGTAGCCACACATCTAAATTTTCTTTTTTAGCTTCCTCCAGAGTGTCTAATGCCCTGTAATAAAGCCCAGATTTAGGATACGTTTTCCTTGTTTTTAGTTCAACCAATGTTGAATATGAAACAGGCAATACTATATCCCCCGGTCTTGGTTCCCCAGCATCATTACTATTAATACGTCCACTACCCATATTTCTTGATGTCCCCATCCATTTTGCTATTTCTAATTCAAACTTTTTCCAAATTGTGTTTGACATACCTATGCGCCTTTCCATGACATGTAGAACATAACCAAGTAACCATTAACCAACTGTCTTTTTTGTAACTAGAATGATGTGCATGTATAAATCCAACTATACCACACACAGGACATACATTAGGTCTTGTTAGTTTTCCTGTTTTTAAAGCGTATTCTACCTTTCTTCTTGCTTTAAATTTATTGGAGTTTGCTTTGTAAGCACGCAATCTTTTTTCTCTATTTTTAGCTCTACTACTCTCTAATGTTTCCTTATAACGTTTACATGCCATAGAATTAATTCTTTTTCTATGTTTTCTATTATACTCTTTATGCTTAATAATAAGTTCATCCTTATTTTTAATATAATATGCTTGGGCATACTCTGTTATTTTTTCTTTATTATTTTTTCTGTATTTAGTATTACTTTTTGCTTGGCAAAGTCTACAATAGCTTCTATGCCCATCTTTACGCTGACTTTGTTTATTAAATTCTGTAAATAATTTAAAGAAACCACAACAATTACATTTTTCCCTTCCATATTAACACTCCGGACATTCTATAAAGTCTTTAAGCACTAATTTAGCCCAACTCTCCAGTTCAACTTCTTCTGAATTTAAAAAAGAACCAAAATCTTTACGATTAACTTCTAATATATCTGCTATTTCAGTTTTACTTAAAATTTGTTCTTTTAATTTAGGAGTTATATTTAAATCTAACAAAAACAAAATACCTGTATGTACCTTACCAACTTCATTAGACTTGTCTTCAATTAGAGTAAAAAATTCAATATCTTTTGCATCTACTATAACACCAGTTTCCTCTTCCATCTCTCTAATTAGCCCATTAAACACCACAGGAGGCACTTTAGAGTTTTTTGTTTGTACCCAATCACTTGCATACTCCTTATCCCAATCCTCAGGATCAATATGCCCACCAAAAATCATAGTAAAAAGTCCAGCTAGTCTCTGTTCCGTGTGTTTAGATTTTCTTTGGTACACAAGAATACTTTGCTTCTCTTTGTCTCTGATAACAAAAGAGGGGATGATCTGCTGAAAGTCAGGACGAGTTTCCATCCTAGTACGTTCAGCAAAGAATCCTCTGTCTTCTATAGTAGCAAAGGTATCTTCAATGGTGTCGGCTTTACCCATCTCGTCTGTTCTAACTACATAAATTGTTTTCATAGCACTCTCCTAGAATGGCATAGTTTCATCTTCTTCTTCTTCTGGTTTAGAGGAAGCCCTCTGCCCCTTCTTGAACTCTATTTCTGAAATCTCTTCAAAAGTTTGAATAGTCTTGTGGTTTAACATAAAGAAATCTCCAATAGCTCCTTCACGTTGTTTTGCCAGTAGCCCTTTTGTCTTTGATTGAACTTTATTTTTCCTCTCTTGATTTGTTGAATACAATAATAAAACAGTATCGGCATTTTGTTCAATTTCTCCAGAATCCCTGAGGTCATGTAGTGCTGGTTCCCTGCCTTCCATCAAGTGTCTACGGGATAGCTGTGAAATTAAAATAAGGGGTATATTTAATCTGGTAGCCTCTTGTTTAAATAGTCTGGAAATAGAGGCTACTTCATCATTTCTATTACCAGTGCTGGCAGGGTTTCTAATTAGTTGTAGATAATCAATCATAATAAGATCAAGTTTATGTTTGTAGTGCGCTTTTCTGATGGAGGTAATTATATCAAAGACATCTGCAGATTGATTATCTTCAAAAAACATGGTACTACTTTTTATTAGGTTTGCCGCAGATTGTAGTCTTTGAATATCTACTTCATTAATTATACCACGCTCTAGTTTAAAACTATCCACCTTAGACCTTTCAAGCAAGATACGTTCCACCAAACTTTCCTTAATCATTTCCAATGAATAGACAAAAACTTTTTTAGTTTTTTCTACGGCGGCATATGAACAAAGGTTTAGGGATAATTCTGTTTTACCAGTAGAGGTAGGGGCGGCGATTACAATTAATTCGCCACCAGAAAGCCCACCACGCTTAAGTAGGCTATTCAGGGCCGGATAGGGGGTTTCAACCACATTGTCTTTTGTGTATTCTTTGCCGTCCAACACGTGTTGATGAATATCTAAATGTCTGTCAACAACTCTGTCTACAATTTCAGAGATAGAAAATATAGATGTACTACGTAACTGTTCCATACCATCTAGATCCACACGTAGTTTATGTAAGATATCGGAGGGGACTATGGTATCTGGGTCACCACTAAGACGTTGTTTTAAAGAGGTAGCTGTCTTAGCTAAACTTCTAGCTATTAGCCCCTCCTCCAATATCTTATAGAATGTATCAAAGAACTCATAAGACTTATCCCGCAGTTTCAGATCAGAAATTGCACGTTGCTCGTTGTTGTTGTTTGATAGTGTAGAGATTTCTATTGGCTTGTTTTCTAATATGTTAATTCTAATATTAGCAACAAGTTTTTTATGAAAGGGGTCATGGAAAAGGTCAGGTCTTACCTTATCAGCATGTTCTATAACCATTTCTGGTGTATTTAGAAAAATTGAAAGTAAGTCCTTTTCAGCCTCTAGGTTTACCCCATTAATCATCTAATGCTTCCTTTATTAATTTATCCATTAAGTCCTTAGCAACTTCTGTACCTTTTTCGTCTGAATGTATTATTTTAGTTAAAGAAGATAAATAAAGGATTGTTATTTTTGAGGATATATCATTAACAACCTTTGGCTGATACCCATCTTTTTCAAGATGGGATATCGCCTTGCTTATATTATCTGCCCCATCCCTTTTTATAATACTAAAAAGGAGTCCTGTTGTTTTTTTAGAAGGGTTTATCCACTTGTTCCTCAGCAACCGGAACTTGATCTTTCCCATCTTTACTCTTAGACTCATTTTTCACCTTTTTAGTTTTTGTGGGTTTGGCAGTAGTTTCTTTTCCTTTTAATAAACTATCTAACTCTTTATTTATTAATTCAATATCAGCTTCTGTTAGGTTATGTATACCATCATATGTTTTTTCTACTACAGAACAAACAAAACGCATTAACACATTATCATTAACTGTTTCTAGCCCATGCACTTCCATTAATACTTCTGAAATTCTATCAACTACCTTCTGCAATTTGTACTTAAATCCACGTAACTGTTCATGAATACTCCCCTTGTATGCAGAATCTCCTAACCCAAAATATGAAAAGATCTTTTTCATTGCATCTGTTTGGGCACCTTTTAATGTGTCTCCTAAACTATTATTTAGGAATTGACATCCACCAAAACTTTCTTTAACTGCTAAAATATCACCATCAGGATTTCTAATAGTAATTTTCATTCTAACACAAACAGACTCTTTTGATCCCTTTTTACCCTTATATTCAGTTTCAACAATATCCCTAATATAAGGGACAGATCTTCCTTCTGAATCATACCCAATTGTTAATAGGTCTTGTTCCCAATTACATCCAAAATTAAATAGTACTGAATTCAATCTATCAATTAAATACGCAATATTATACCCCTGTGCCTTGTCTCCAAAGTCCTTTGTTTGAACAGCATCTACTGGAATCGGTTGTTTGAGTTCGTTGTAAATGTCATTCCATAGATCTTTCTTTTTTTCTACTGCCATTTTGTACCTCTGTTCTTTTGACGTATTGTAATAACACGGATTGACTTAAAATTGTTTCAGCGGGTTTTTCCCTGAAATGCTCTTCATCTATCGTCATATATACCGAAAAAAGGAAGCAAGTAACGTGC